GTGTGTGGCAGTGCATAGATGTGGTAATCGCTACCGATAAACTGTCCTGCATCGTTCTTGCGACGCTTTACTTGATATAGGTTGGACTCTCTCAGCTCTCGCATTGCAGAAAGGTATCGTGTGCGACCAATCGAAAAATGGTTGCGGATTTGCATCTCTCTGAATATCCAATTCTCAGGAAGGCTTTGCAGGTAGACCCAAATCGCCAGAGCCTCTGGATTTTTAAGCGATTGAATAACGTCACGCGAATTCATAACGAACGGGATACCGGCTTGATGTTTGATTAACTTATCTATAGCCATATTGAAACTTTTCCTTTTGCTGCTATAATGCAGCGGCTTGTAATGTTATTTGGCCGCCCGTTTTGCGGCCATTCTTTTGCCTGAGATTCGATTATACCTTAATCAGCTTCATTTTGAAGAATATTTACAAGGTCGCGCCATTTTTGTGATGACATATCACGGTGACTGCTTTTGTCCAAAGATGCCTTCCAATTGCTTACAGTGCTGTTTCCAACGCCAAGCGCCTTGGCAACCTGACACGTTCGCCATTTGTTGTCCTTCATGATCTTGTGCAGGTTTGCTGGTGTGTACCCTAGCTCGTAGTCGCTCATGCCCATGATCCTCCACCAGATTTACAATCACTAAAATAGTCGATTTGTTCAATAAAACCCACCCATCTTTTGTGCGGCATTCCGTGATGGCTGGCACTGCCAACATCGGACAACCAATAGCTGATTGTAGCGATAGAAACACCTAAAGCAATGGATAACTCCTTGTTTGATATTCTGTTTTTAACCATAATCCCTTTTAGATTTGCTGGCGTGTATCCCAGTTCGTAGCTCATTTTTCCCCCTCCAATTTACCAAGTAGCTGCACCCATCGTTGGTGCGGCATTCCGTGATGATGGTCTTTATCTAATCCAGTTCGCCAGTTGCAGACCGTTGTTATCGTCGCTCCAGAAATCTCTGACAGCTCTGAATTGGACAGTCCATGTTGCTGCTGCAAGGCTCGAAGGTTGCTTGGTGTGTATCCAAGCTCAAGCCCACCTTCCCGAACCATGAAAAATGCCCTACAGTCGCCATGAATATCACCACAAGGGGCAAGGCTGCTGATGTCGCAGGAACACGCCTTGACCTTGTTTGAGAGGCCGCTGTAGCCCCTCACTGTTAAAGACTCTCTAACAATATCGCAAACATTCGGTGATATGGTTGTTTCTGGTAATTTTTCACTCATTTCAAATACTCCCAAGCTATCATTACAATATCATCAAGATTGCCGTTATCATCTACAACAACCCGATAATTTGCCCTTCTCACATTTTCAATAGCGTAAAATTTGGGCTGCAATTCATGATCATCAGCCCACTTGTTGATCGCGCCTCCAATTGACTCGATCAGCCCTGATTCTGCATCGGCTGATAGATCATCGAGATAGTCATCTACGCCACACAGCTCATGCGCTGATTCGGTGATACCGTCAATAATGCCGTAGCTTTTGAAGAGCTGTCCAGCGGACACCGGTACTCTGTCTGCAACGTACAGTGTGATTACTCCAGACTCAATGTCGGGCTGCTCTGAAATCAAGTCCAGCGGATCGTGATCGAAGTGATCGCCGTCAAGAGAGTAGACCTGAATGGTCTCTGTCTCAACTCGCATCTGTAGAAATTTACGCCAGTTTTTTGTGTTCATGTCGCGGTGCATGGCAGCACCAATCGGCGCTCTCCACGCGCTCACCGACTGAGCATCTACACCAAGCTCTGTAGCCAGTATTTTTCGATTAATTCCGTGCGCCTTCATGAGTTTTTTTAGGTTTTCTGGCGTGTATCCAATCTCAAGATTTTTTACAGCAGCTAAGGCGGATACTGTTGCCCACGTTTTTCCTACCATTTTATTTCTCCTAGTGTGTTGTGTTTTGCAGTACCCTATTGTATATTGATAGCTCAATTAACACAAATACATTGAGGGTGTGGCGTGAAAAAAATCAGTGATATTGAGATTGGGCGCAGAGAGCGCAGAGTTGGCAATCGGATTATGTATGAGTATTGGTGTGGGTTGGAGCATGGATGGCTCATATCGAGAGAGGCGAGTGAAGTGAGCGGTCTGTCCTACCGCGCCGCAGCACACAGATGGGATTCAGGTCGCAGGGGGCTGGAGCTAATCACAAACACAAACTCGGATTTTAGTGGCGGTGATGTTGTTGAGATTGAAGGTGAAAAAAAAACAATCAGGGAGTGGGCGCGGGAAAAACAGGTTAGCCTTTCAACTGTAACAAACAGGTATTACAGCGGCATTCGTGGCGCGGAGATGTTTGAATACAAGAAGCGGGTTCGGAGAACACGCATTGATGAGAGCGGAAAATTCAGCGTGAACACCGGCAAAAATTGGGAGCCTGCTGCCGATGTTGCGAAACGCGCCGGAGTAGATGAGCATGAGATTCTACGCAGAGCAAAATCAAAATGTCCAGCCCGTGCAATTGGTATGGAAAAAATGGCCTACGCTGAATTGATGTCGCTGAGGGACAGCAGAGAGAAGAAAAACGCCCTGCCTGTTGGTTGGGGCGGCATACCGAAAAAGCACCGCCCGGCATCAAAACTAAAAAGCGCGTGGTTCTAAAATTTACCTAGCCTTGGCAGTAGATCCCTCTTTTTGATCCCGTGGCCGCGTTTTGCCGCGTTGATCAGGATAGAGGCGTAATTGGTCTCACCTGTGTAGTCAGTTCGCGGCAAATGCCCCGCCACAATCCACTTTCTGATTGATTCAGGACTGTTTACGCCGCACACCTTGGCGACATCTTTGTACGTTCCGATTGCTGCCACAACCGCCTTAATTGCCTCTCTGCATTCAAATCTGGTTTCACTCATTTTTTTACTCCCTGTTGTTTGGTGCAACCATTCTCTACAAAGAGTGGTTTTTTGTCAATTCGAGCGAACCCTAAAAAAACCACTGAAAGTAGTTGATAAAGCATTAACGTCTTGCTATATTAGATCCCAGTTGAGCTTTCAACTGAAATTTACTGATTCTCTGGAGAGGATGATATGAAGGTTATGAATTTGGGGTCGTCGCAAGTTGGCGGCGATATTGGCAATATGCGCTCCATGCTTTTGGAGTTGCGATTGGATCTTGAGGAAGCAGAACGCCGTGCAGAACGCGCACGGGGAAAAACCAAGGAGATTATCCTTGATGTAATCGGGATTAAGATCAAAAATCTGCTGTCCATCAGCAGAGAATTGAGAGAACGGGGTGAGTTGTGTCTGTAAGCAAAAAAGAGCGCCTTTTGGGTGTCATTAAGGCTGTCATTGAGCTTAATGGCGATGTTCAAATGGCGGAGTCAATTTTTAAGGCTGGAGCAAGTGCTGCTTTGGCTGTGAGTCGATCAACAAACTGGAGTAAAGGCAATGGGTGATCAAGCAAAGGTTGGTGGCGGGGGGGTGTTTTCCGCATTGACGGAAATACAAAAAAAGCTGGTTGCTAAAAAGTCCAAGTTCAATGGGTTTGGAAAATACAACTACAGAAGTGCGGAGGACATTTTTGAGGGGCTTAAACTTGTTTTGGGCGACTGCTCTGTGACAATCAGCGATGATATTATTCAGGTTGCGGATCGTATTTACGTTAAATCAACGGCGACAATTCACTGTGGCCATGAAAGCCACTCGGTTTCTGCGTTTGCCCGTGAGCCGCTGGAAAAAAAGGGAATGGATGCGGCTCAGGTTACTGGGTCAGCTTCGAGCTATGCGAGAAAATACGCTCTGTGTGCAATGTTTGCGATTGATGACGGGGTTGACTCTGATTCAGTTTCAGCGGGTGGAGCTAATGGCAGTACAAACACAATAACATCGGGTCAAGCAGATCAGTTGAAGCGGCTGATAAAAGAATCCAATTCAGATACCGATCTGTTTTTGAAGTGGGCAAAATCTAAGACGATTTCTGGGATTAACCCTGAGATATTCAGCAGAGCCGTTTCAATGCTGCAAAGTAAAATACCATGATCATCACTCACTACGAACAAGGCACGGAGGCATGGCTACGGTCGCGCCTTGGCGTGTTGAGCGCGTCGGTGATCGGTCAGGCGGTTACGACGAAGGGCAAAAAATCCGCAAGCTGGAAAAAGCTTCTTTTCAAACTTACAGCGGAGCGGATAACTGGAAAAATCGAGGAGGGCTTTAAATCAAAATGGATGGAGCGCGGCAACGAGGTCGAGCATCGTGGTAGAGAGGTGTTTGAGTTCATGCTTGATGCAGAGGTGCATGAGACGGGATTGATCTACAAAGACGATGATCGGCGTGTTGGTTGCAGTCCCGACGGCCTTGTTGATCTGAATGGTGAGCTTGGAGGGATCGAGATAAAATCACCCTCACCTGCTGTTCATCTTGAATACCTTGTTGCCAATAAATTGCCCACGATCTATTTTGGGCAAGTCCAGTTCAGCATGTGGGTTACGGGTTTGAAATGGTGGTTCTTTGTATCGAATCACGATGATTTCAATCCCCTGATTCTAAAGATTGAACCGGATGAAGAGTATTTCAAGGCTTTGGATTTTTATGTGCCAAAGTTTATGGATGAAATGGATGAAATATCCAAAAAACTAGCCAACTAATTTTTGAGGAAAACAAAATGAGTATGCAGATTTCAACAGTAACAATTTCAAATGTCCTTGGTATTAATGCTGGGCCTATGGATCTTCCGTCCGTAGTTAAAATCATGGGGAAAAACGGGGCTGGAAAAAGCAGGATGGTCAACGCTATTTTTTCCGCGCTTGCGTATGGGAATCTTGACAAGGCAAAGCGAGAAGAGCTGCTTAAATGTGATGGTGAGATTGATCTTGAAATAAGAGGGGGCAGTGAGCCAATCACTGTGTGTCGAAAATTCAAGAACGGAAAAACAACATTGCTTGTTAAATCCGATGGTATGCGAGGCAATCAGGCCACACTAGATGCACTAATCGGTCACAATTTTGTTGATCTACAGAAATTCCTCAATCTCTCGAACGAGAAGCGCGATAAGGCTGTGCTGGAAATGGTTGGTTTGTCCGAGCCGTTGCGTGATATTGAGTCCAAGCGTAAAGAATTTTACTTGGAACGCCAGGGTGTTGGCCGCGAGGTTAAAGCTCTCGATCCTGGCGTAGAGCCTGAAAAGGTCGAGCGAGTTAATGCCGCTGAATTGGTTTCTGAGATTCAGGCTGCGGATGAAAATAATCGCAAAATCGCAAACATTAAAACATCTATTGACGGACTTGGTAGTGAGCTTTCGGCAACAATCGCTTCTATTTCAGGTCTTGAGGCCAAGATTGTCGAGCTGAAAATCAAAAAGCAGTGGATTGAGAGTGAAGCCAAATCACGAGAGGCCAGCTTGGAGTCAATGAAAGTGATTGATACATCGGCTATTTCCGAGTCGCTACGATCTGCTGAGGACACCAACAGAAAAGCGGCTATCTACGAACAGTGGGCTGTCGGCAGCAAGTCATTTAAGGCCAAAAAATCAGAGTACGATCATCTGACGGATGAAGTCAGCAATTGTGATGAAGATCGCTCCAGCCTAATAAGTGGCGCTGAATTCCCCATTGATGGCTTGTCATACGATGGCGAGGCGTTGACGTATAATGGCCACCGGCTGATCTCAGATGGACAGCATAGAAAAATTGCGTTTCAGATTGCTCGAAAACTCAAGGGCGACCTTGGAGTGGCAATATTTGAGAATTTCAGCTTGCTTGACGAAGATGCTCAGGCCGAAGTTATTCGTGATGCCGAAGATGCTGGATTTCAAGTCTTTCTTGAGTTGGTGAGCAGCAAAAAAGACGGTGAGCAGGGTTTTTATATTGAGGATGGCTCAATCGTATAATGATAAATACGGCCAAAGACGGCCGGAAATTGGAGAAACAAAATGCCAGAAATGTCAAAACCGGTTTCGGTTGAAAAAATCGAATACCTTTGCGACGAATGCGGGGAGGGTGTTTGTACACCCAACGGCCAATATTTCCCAACATGCCCACCGCAATACGGCCACTCTTGCGAATCTTGCGGGTTCAGTATCACGCTAATGGACGCATACCCAAAGATTCGATACTTGGATCTTGTGAATGAATCAGGTTAAGGCGTTAACTTTGTACTTTTCCGGTATAGCCTGCTTTTTCGTTATACTGCTGTTCTTTATCTCTATTTCAAGTTAAACCACGGTCTGGGAGTCCTTCCCAGACTTCCCAATAGGTGAAAACAATTATGACCACAAAATACACGGCTCTCATAGCCGCCCTGCTGTTGTCTGCTGTTGCCGCCATATCACAATGGCATCTCTACTACTCCATTCAGCCTGGCGCATTATCAGCGGCCATTGGCGGCCTTGTGGTTTTGGGCATAATCCTATCCAAGATCGTTATAGGCTCCACACTCTCAAGCGCAAGCAATCTAAAGCGGGTTGTTGCTGCCATGCTGCTGATCCCAATAATGCTGTTAAGCGTGTTCTCAGAGGTGTTTTTTTTCAAGAGTCGCCTTGATACCAGTATGGTTTTTGAGGCAAAGAACAGCACGAATTACCGGTTCGCACTGTCCGATATACAATCCATTGAGAGGCAAATAGAGGATATTAGGGTTCAGGTTAAGGGCTGCAATGTTGCATGGGAGACAAAGTGCATCAAACCAAAACAGGACAGAATCGAGGCGCTTCAAAGCAAAAAAGAGGCGAAACTAGAGGCGCTAAAAACGCTTGGCACCTCTCAGCCAGAGGCCGGTAATTCTTGGCAATCAGCGGCCAATATTCTTGGAATATCCGCATCCACTATGCAGTGGATTGTATTCAGCCTCATAGGATTATTGATGGATTCACTGTCTATCTTTGGATTATATGTGTTTGGAAAGAAAGATAAGGTGTTGAATTTAAACAGAATCTTAGTGGATTCAGGTTATACAGTGGAAGAATCCACTAAGGCACTGGAGACACTGCCAGTGGATGCGACTATAAGATCAAGACAGCAAGATCAATCTAGTGGAATCCAGTTAGATTCCTGCAAAGAAGTTGAGATTGAGGATACAGAAACAGAGGGTTTGATCGAAAAAGCCGCTATGGAGCTAAAGGAAGACATTAGCGACTTTGACAAAGCCAAGAGAGCGATTCTTACCGGCGAAATAACGCCAGCAGTATCAAAGGTTAGGAAGTTGCTGGGAATCCAGTACGAACCGGCCACGGCCATTCTTGGGCGAATGAAAGAAGAGGGCTATCTTGACCTTAAAATGAAAGGCAAGAATAAGATTTACTCCTTGCGGTCGAATGTTGTTGAATTGCCAGCAAGCGAATGGCTGGCAAAGGTCAACAATTGAGGTTTAATCAAAAATACCAAACTCTGGGGACTGAATATCTTCTCCAGCGTCATCGGCAATAATGGCCACAAAGTGCGGTGTGTGATTGCCAATGGGTAAATCCGATGCGTCGATTTTTGCGGCTTTAGAAAGAAAATCGAGAAATGGCTTCATCCCAGCAACATCCCCTGCACTAGAAAGTGAATCAAGGACGGCATCAGGTATGGCGACAGGTGATTGTGCCGCCATTCTCTGCATTACCTTTGATCGAGTCACGGCCATTTTCTCAATTTCTGCACTGTGATCGGCTTTCAATTGAGACTCAAGTGACGTGGTGGCTTGCTGGTAGTGTGAAGCACTATCAAGAATAGCGTTGTCGTGTGAGATCGCTTGATCTTCAATCCGCTTTTCAAGTTCTTCGATCTTATCGCTTAATAACTGAATGTCTTTTTCTTGTTCGCCAACGGTGATTTGCGAGTCAATCAATTTGTCTTCGGCATCAAAGATGGCATCTTTGTAATAAGCACCGTCCGATTCAACCCAGCCATCAAACACAGCCTCCGCACTGTCAATACCGGCATCAGATAAGGCTTTAATGGCGTTGTCACGGCTTGGAGCGTCACTGGCATCATCTAAAATATAGCCGCGATTTTCGGCAAAGTTTGGGTTATTGACGTAATCAAATCCATAAACCATGTCGATTAGTGTTCTGCTGCTACTGCTTCCAGATGCAGGGGCGGCGGCAACGGAAAATCCACCAAACTTTGAGTTATGAAACCCCATAACCCGCTTGCCTTGGTCGTTGTCAAAAACCTCTTCGGTGTGCGTCACGTTGCCAGCATCATCAATTGATAGCTCAACACAGCGGTGTGATGGATCGGCATCAAGCACGATTTGGCTGCCATTGGGCATATTGGCCACCTCCATCTCTTCGGGCATCAGCTTGCCGGTTAGTTTTCGGTAGCCGTGGCCAACGTAGCCAACCATCTCACCAAGAGCAATGCGTTCCTGCACAACTTTGTTGTTGATTGCAGCTTTCCAATTGTCTAAAACATAGCCGCGTTTTTGGCCGGTGTATTTTCGACCGTTGTCAAAGATGTTGAATTTTGCGGTAATGCGGTTAAGTTTGCTCATTTTTACTGGCCTCTAAAAATATTTGTTTCATTAGTTTTTCGGTGGCGGAATCCATAACAGGATCGTCTTCAATCGGGGGTTCGCCTGATCCTTCCACGTCAACAGGTGGACTGTCTTTTATCAGTTCCGCGAATTTGTCGCCCTCCATTCCCAGCATATCGGTCATTAGATACGATGCTGTTTTCTTGGCATCAAAAACAGTGCCTTCGGGGTCTGCTGTTTGCAGCAGGGTGAGAACCGATAAGGCAACATTAGAGCTTGTTTCCAGCGCATTGGTGGCTTCCTGCTCCAAAGCACTGCTTAGAGAGTTAAATCTGATCCGCCAAGGCTTTTCACCCTCTGGAAACACTTTTTGAAACTTCGCTGCAACGTGGATTTCACACAGCCGTTCCATTGCGGTTGCCACGGCATCTCGCAGGTTGGCAGAGTATCGAGCGGCATTGACGGACACACGAAAGAAGCCTCCATCACCTAAACCCCCGGATAGTTCATCCGTAAAGCCGATCATGGATTTGTCGGTTGCCAGAGCAGATGCAAGACGTGCAACGTGAAAATTAACATCCTCAATGGCGTTAATGTCCGCACTTGAATCTTCGGTTTGGATTGTCACGCCACCAGCACCAGAGGCGAACATGGGGTAAATGGTGGTATCAACCGTGCCAACATACCCTTTTTTAAGAGACCTTCGTGCCGATTCTATTTTTTTACGTTTAAACAGCTTAGCAAGCAGGCCCATCTCTTTTGCTGCAACATCCATGTTTTTGCCATTGGCTGAATATCCCACAAACCGGTCTTTTTTGGCGGACGCTCTACGCGCTGCATTCAGGGCAAGGATTGCTTCATTGAGGTCTGTCCACGGCGTGTAGGCTGTTTCTAGCAGCGATTCGCCGTAGTTCTGAGTTTCTACCGGTTCCTCGTTTTCAAAATCTTCATCGGCAAGAGAGAACTGTTCCGCTTTTTGGCGTGATGGTTCCTTTGTTGAGTCTGGAGACCAGCCCGGCATTTTTACGGGGACAATCTTCCACGGCTCAAGCAGAGGGAGGCCGCCACCTTTGTCTGCTGGCAAATACTTCGTGCTTGCATAGCCGATAATCCGCCCCGCTTGCTCGTATTCCCTGATATGCGCGGGATGCGTGTAGTGGTCGCAGCGGACGCGAACAATACCTTCACCGGCCTTTATGTAAGGTCGCAGGTAGTAGCAGCCGTATCGACCGGCAAACCGCGCCCAAGTCGATGCTTCCTCGTTGAACAATGCTTTAAATGTGTTGCGTAGATCAGTGACAATCTCATTGTCTTCGTCGTTTGGTGACTCAATAAACACAACCTCACCAGATTTAAGGCTTGGAGCCAATGCGTGAGCAACGTGCAGAGAGAGGGCTGTTTTTACGGACGGATCTTTGACCATTTCATCGTAGATCGTATAGCGGTCATAACGACTCCTTGGCAGCTCTTTTATGAGCGCATCAGCATCGTCCTCTGGATCATCGCTACCGCTGTTTGTTAGGGCATCGTATAGATTACTGTACCCACCACCGCCATCGTCGATGACTTCTTGCGGTGATTCGCTGGAGATCCAACCGAAAAGCCGTTGCAAGGCTCCCGTTTTCTGTTTTTTAGCTGCCATGATCACCCGCACAATTAGTTTGATTTTCATTATCAAATGAGTGCAACGGAATAGCAGTTACATTTTTATTTGAAACTATTCTAAAAAACCGCTTGCGTTTTATATTTGAGGGGTCTAATATTCACTCATCGGCTCAACGGTGAGCTGGAATTAAAAAAACACTGGAGACCCAAAATGGGTATTTTACAAAGCAGCAAAAGCCCAATTTTATCAGTTGGCACGTTTGGGACTCACCTTGATAAGAACCCCGCTGGCACTTTTTCTTTCTTCGGCACGGTGCATGGCGACATTCGGAGCAAGTGCTTTGAAACTTTTGATGATGCAGCCAAAGCCTTTAAGGGTCATTTTTTATCACAAGATGTCGATTTTCAGCGCGAACACGCCCCAAATCTGAGAAACGACTTCTTTTCTTTTATTTATTCACAAGACAAGTAAGCCACATTAAAAACACTGGAGATTCAAGGTGAGACTTTCAAAATTAATCGAATTCGTTAAAAATGAGCCTGTTACCGGCCTTATGGCCTACGGAATGCCATCCGAAGCGATAAAAAAAGAGTTTGTTTTGGATTTGGATAAATATCTTTCTATGGTTGGGTTTGACATTAATGTCCCAGAACAATCTGATGGCGAGGATGATTATTTTGACGTTGTTGAGGATGCGGTTTCTCAAGATGTTGACGATGATGTTTTATCGCACCTCTGCAAGCGCAGCCTGGCGATGGCCTACCGATACTCAAATCCGGTAGGTCTTGATGTTGATCGCGGGGCATGGGCCAACAAATCAACGGGGAAAAGAGCGTAATGGCAACATTAGGAAGAAAACCAAAACCCAAAGATCAGGTTCGAGGATCTTTGACCATTCGAGTTTTGCCAAAAGTTCGCGCAGTTGCGGAGCTTGAAGCAAAAAAACAGCGGATCAGCACAAGCAGGCTGATTGAGCAAATTGTAGTGCAGGCTCTTTATGACAAATTCTGAACTGGAAAAGTGGATCGAGGATAGTTTTGACAACTATCCTCGAAACATTGTAGCAGTGAGCAATCAGGCGTTTTTACCTGATTTCATCCCTGAAAAAAAGGATCAAACCCAGAGTCATAAAGCTGATACGAATCCCCGCCAAGATTGACCTCTGTCTCTCTTGCGCCTTGAAACTGGTTTTGGTCGTACCAAGTGCTGAATTGGTCGGCCATAATCAGCGTTTCAAGATCAAGCCTCCCCTTGTAAATCCCCTCAATTAGAAAGTCTGAATCCCCAATATCGCCAACCAAGTCCAGCTTGATGAAAATCGACTTTAGCGCCCACCAGTAAGCGCCAAATCTCAGGTATCCAAGCTGCTGTTTTTTTACCTCCCCAAGCAGTATTTTTGCAATCTCAATCACGGGATCTTTCCCAGAGTCCCGCCAATGCTGCGCGATAGCATCGGATTGTGATAAATCATAGCTCTCTGGAAGGTGTAGATCGTATTGCATGGTTAGCCCTCATCTTGGTAATGGATTGTTATATTTCTCTTTTCGGCCTGACTTGGGTATCGCTCCAAAAAATACTGGTAAACATCATACTGAACTATCCATGAGTTTTCAGGTGAGTTAGGGTATTTTGATGCAGCCTGTTTTTGTCCGCACCACCACGCCTTTGAATCCATTGATTTTGCGGATGATTTTATATGCGCCCTTATCGGCTTCAAGTCGCCAGTAAGGGCAACCCAATCTTTAGGCTTGGCTGCAACCACCTCACCGGTCTCTGTTTCAGGCTCTTCTGGTTCAGGGTTTGACTTATCCTTGAAATCTTCCTCTGCTGAATAGAATGCTGAATCTATGTGGTCGCTACCGTACCCACTGAAAAAAGCGTTATACGCGACCTCTGCGTACTTGTCCTCGATGATTGAAAAGTCGAGGTAATCGCCGTAAATCCCTTGGATGAAATTGTGGGATTTTTCCCTGAATGCGTCCAGACCTTCATCGTCAGAATAGAGGTCTCTTAAGTCGTCTGAATCGGTTTTACCGGCTTTGGATGTTATTTCTCGGATCACTTTCTCAAAAATCTTGTGAACATAAACCCCGCCAGACCCACTGTACCCAACGCCAGACTCACGAAGAGCATCAATATCGGCTTGCTCTATTTTGTGGTTCGCAATTATGGCCTCTTCAATAACGTATTGTAAAATATCCTCTTTTGGTCTGGCTGGAGTTATTTGAGAAGACTTGATGGCATAATCTCCGCTCTTTAGTCGAGTTACAGCGCCATTCTGTTTCTCGTACAGCGCCAACATAATCCCGCCTACCGGCTTATCTCTTATGAGAGGTTTACCAGACGCGAGACTTATGCGGCCATCCAAATCATCTTCTTCTACAACCAAAAGAACCTCTTCCTCTGGGAAAAAGGCAAGAACGTCGGTGTTTTCTTGGTGGTACATGCTTTCTTGGTGAATATCGCCGCGATATACCTCGGCTTTAATTCCGCCAATTTTGTCCATTACAGCCTTGTCTATTGCAGCTACCCGCTTAACTGTTTCGGCATACTTGGGGCTTTCTTTGTTGATTATTTCGCCGGTCAATAGGATTGATTCGGGTGCGTATGAGGTTTCCCCATCCATTGAAACAGAGAAAAAGCTGTTTTTATTTGGATCTTGCGCCACGAACACAACGCCGTCCTCTTCCACAAAATCGCCAACAGAAACGATTTTCCCGCCGTGGGTTATCGCCTTTCCAGAGATAACAGCCTCCACTCGATCCGCATCAATACCCGATTCAGTGGCGGTTGAGATTGCCTTTTCGGTCGCCTCTTTTATCACGCCCTTGGCGGTCGATAACTCAATATCCCAATCAATTGCGAGTGTGGAGTCTTCGTTTACATAAAACTTGGAGTAAGCAAGCGACTCCAAAACCTTCTCTTTGTTCAGGACTCCCGATGTGTTTGCATACAGCGCATAATTCAAAATATCGGCAAGGGTCTTTTTTGTCTTGCTTTGGCTGTAAATATTGCATGAGGAGTCAATCAGCTCTTCCAGTTTGTCGTATTGAGACTGAAAGGCGCTGGAATTTTTTCGTGCGGCATTGAGCTTTTTTCTGTCAATGGTTTTTGATTTGCTGATTTTTTCAGCTCTATTTTTTGTTCGCGTCAACTGATTTGCAACGTCAACAGCAAGGCCAATCTGCTCTTTAATGTAATCCTCCGCTTCGGGGTACTTTTTAACCGTCTCTTGCTGCACCAAAATATCATCCAAGTTTGAAGCGACCAAGGCGCGTTTGGCCTCTTTCTTCTCTTCAACCTCTTTTGCTGCCATAGCCTCACGCGCCTTTCTGACGGCCTCCTTGCTGCCCATTGAGCTTATCAGTATGTCGCCATCCTCCTTGGACATAGAGCCGGATACGGCCACCTTGCCGCCGCTTTTGCCGCTCATTAACTCACCGATCCAATCGGCTTTTTTATCGACCATTTCACGCTTGTATTCGTCGAATGTCCCTTCTGCATCGTAGCTGTACACACGGACGTTTTTAACGTAGTTGAGCTGTCTAACGGCGCGTCCGTTTCGTTGCTGCAAGGAATCTGGAGTCCATTTTATCGTTAAGTGGTGGATTGCTTGGCAGCCCACTTGAAGATTGATCCCGACTTCGGCCTTTTCATTGGCAATCACCACACTGTATTTATTGTCCTCACCCTCTGAGTTAAACCCATCCTGAATGTCCTGCATGTCGGATGGATCGGTGACAGATGCGCCATTGACTATGATTATTTTGCTTGACGGTATCCCCGCCTTTTTCTGCAAAATCATCTTTATTTTGTTGTGCATTCCGAGAGAGTCGCAGAATATGATCTGCTTGCACTTTCCTCCCTCTGCTTTTGGTGCAGCCAACTCCTTGGAGAAGTTTTCCAGCATAGCGGCTATTTTTGGTGAGACGGAAACATCCATATCCAGTTTTTTCTTTTCGGCAATCTTTAGGAAGCGATTCTGGATCTGAAAGTCCGTGCTATCAAGGATGATTCTGTCGCCCTCAATGTAGGCTTGGATGTAAGTTTTAATATACGCCTTCTCTTCGCCGCCAGTGCTTTTTAAAACCGACTCTATTGCGGCATCGCTTCTTTGTGCTGGAGTTGGTCGCTCCCTTAGCTCTTTAATCCCGATCTTGTTAAATGCGGCCACAACTGACTCCGCAACAGCCCGATCATCAAACCGATAAACCGTGCTTTTATGCGCCAAATCTTCATCCAAAATCAGATTATTCATCTTTTCAATTAGATTGAATGGGTGAGATAAAAGCTTAAAGTCTTCGCCGGTTTTGTCTGAATAATCGTTTACGATGCGGTATTCTTCTTCCGTGTAGCTTCCTTTTGACTCCACACGTTTTGCTATCCCATATATCTGCTTCAGCCCCATGAGGCCGTCTTTCTGACCCTTATCAAGGGCAATCTCGACGGTTACGTTTTCTTGGTCTGGCATCTCAATATCAGCCTGCTCACGACCTTTAATGTTGGCCGTTCCGTGCAGCACTTTTTGCAGCATATCGGTGTTTTTCAGTCCCTCAAAAACGCGGGACAGCGTTGTTTCTCCGATTATATTGGTTCGCTCACGCTCTGAAACATCGGTGAAGGCTTCCATAAAATCATCGGCTCCACGAATGCCGCCAAGACGCGCATTCAGCTCTTCTTCGCCAACCGCAAGAGAAAGCATGGAGTACATTTCTAGTGGGCTGTTGGTGATCGGTGTGGCCGTCAATGGCAGCACACCGTCTCCCAGCTTGTTTTTGCTGCGAATGTGCCAGCACTTAACTTGAGCGTCTTTACCGCGACCGGATGGGGCGGCGATAGACAATCCAGCGCCACCCTTGAATGAGATAATTTGTTTCGAGTTTTTGAACACATGGGCTTCATCAATTACGATGGAGTCAACCTTCATATCCTCAAGATAAGGGAACCCGTTTGATTTGGATTCATTCACAAGGCTGGCAGACTTGCCCTGTTTCTTGATTGCCTTTGTTTTGTTCTTCTCTTTGGATGAATCAAAGGCTTCATCGTTTTGGGTCACATGAGATATGTAAGCCTCTTTTGTCGCGTCTTTCAGGGGTATTCCCTCAAAAGCAGTGAGAGTCATAAAGATTTTTGAGTGCTTGCCTTCCAAAACCTTCATTAAATCTCGTTGGTAATCGCTTGATTTGATGCTTGACCCAATCTCTTCCCCCTCTTCGTTTGTTTTTACATTCAGTCCAACAAACAGGCAATCTGAGTCTTCAAGGAAAATCCCTTTAACCTCTTTTCTCCAGTTGGACATAGTGGCGTTTGGGACAACGAAAATGGTTTTCTTTTTTATTCCGATGTTGTGAATGTGCTTGATCGTAAGCAAGGCGGACGCTGTTTTGCCAAGGCCAACATCGTATCCAAGAATGCCGGTCATTCTCCGTGTGTACCGGCGGATTGCTGAATTTTGATGGCCTCTTGGGTTGAATTTTGGATTAATGCCGCCGATATTGAGCGGTGCAGAATCATCAACCTCTGGGAAGAACAGTTTGTCGGGGTTGTTAAACCTCTTCTCTATCTCTCCTTGAATGGCGCTGTTTGCCCTAACCCAACTATCAAATTGTTGGTTTGCAGCGTTTATGCTGCGTTTAAGGCGCTCGACACGCGCTTTTTCCTGTTTTGGGTTGGCTTTTTTATCTTTGAGTGATGTTTGAGTGGTGATAGTGCCTTTTGTCAGGTATTGATGCAGCCGCTTAATGTTGCGCTTTTGTTCCGCAAACTCTTCATCACTCAATGACTCGTATTTTCCTTTTTTGGCCTTAGATTCTTTGTAGGCGATAACCTCTTTACCTGAATCGTCACGCTCAACAAAAAAACCATCGTCAACGTATTTCTTCAAAAACTCCGCTTTGCGGCCAACATCAACGTAAGGGGATTTCATGTTGAACGAAATTTCTTTGTGGTTAACCCTGATCAGCTTTTCATTGGCTGCGTCCACTTGAGCCATGATCTTTCTTCGCTGATCTTCGGATAGGTTTTTTTGCGGCACACCGCCATGCTTTGCCAAAAATTCAGCGTAACTGCCAAAATAGTAATCATCTTTGTGCATCACACCTTTGCCGTCGCTCGATATGCACCAACGGTCTTTTTCCATTGGATCTTCGCCCACAAGATGCTGGAATGACTCTATTGGGACAAAGCCATCACTGTCTGCCATTGAGTAGCGTAGGCGCTCGTATTTTTGTAGGCTGCTTAAATCGTTCTTTACCTCCGCCTCTGGTTCCCCGCGCCACAATCCTGAGTACACTTTGCTTTTTCGATCATAAAAAGCAGAGGTGACTTTGTAGGATGCGCTGATTTTTGGGTTTTTGTAGCGGTTGCCTGAGAAAATCGCTTTAGGGATGCGTTTTGACAGGTCAGGGTAACTGCCAAGAAAATCAAACGGCAATGATGCTGAGTGCTGGTTAAAAATATGGTTAACCGCAATAACGGTCATCATGTCGTCAAAGTTAACGGCGCTTACGTTACCGGCCTCGACCTCTTCGATGGCGTTATTCAGCCATTGAGGGATTTCCTGATAAAGCCCACGGCTCTGGTAATGGCTATGGAAGCTTGAAAGCTCTTCGTAGCTGTACCGCAAGCTCTCGCATGGGTCTTTGATTGAGGCATGGATCTTGTCCATCATCTTGTCAGATTCGCCAACATCGGCTTTCTTGAACTTGCCATCCTTCATAACCATCTGTTCGCCACGAACAAACAGGGTGTCACCCTCATGGTATTGAATGACTTCGGCCTCTTCGGCGTTCAGAGAAGCCCAATCAATTCGGCTCCCTGGGAACTTTTTCAAAATCTTGGCAATGTCAGAGACGCTTTTCTCGGAATCAACAAAGTCAGACATACCACCAAAGCGGTTTTGTTTTTGCTTTGTTTCGCCAATCAGGTATTTTTTCCCATCTTCCTTGAAGTATTTCCCCGAAACAAAGGGTTGCCACAACACATTGGCCTGAATGAGTGAATCAACGGCGTTCTGTTGCCGCCCCTCAATCTCTTCTTGGGCTTCCTTGGAGTGCTTTTTGAAGATGATAATGTCGGTGGTAACATCGGCTCCGGTATTGAGAAACACACTGTTTGGCAGCCTGTAAGCCCCCATAAATTCAGCAATAAGTGAGGATTTTACGCGCAGTTTTTCATATTTCTTGCCGGACACAAAGCCAGTTGAGGATATGAATGCGGCAAGGCCACCGGCTTTCAGTTTTTCAAGAGACCGCAAGATAAAGTACCCATCCAAGGACTCTTTCTGATACTTTGGGTCTTTCTTTGCGTGTGTGCCGCGCACTGAATTGTCGCCAAACGGCACATTGGTAACGATTGAGTCGTAGATCCCATCTGGAGTGCTTGCAGCCACCTCTTCAAACGCTGAAACAGTCACTTTTCCACGATCACCGTTTAGAATGTCGTTAATTTTGCCAGAGGTTTCATCCAATTCAACGGCATCAACCACCGCATTAGGTGGAGCTGTAGCGCCAAATATGCCAGTGCCAGCAGACGGGTCTAAGACCTTTCCGCCTGAGAACCCCATATCACCAAGCAGACCCCAAACGCCATCTGCAAGAGGTTTGGGCGTGTAATACTCGTAAGGGCTGCCACTTTTTCCGTCTTCACCGGTTAAACCGCCACCTGTGCCAGAGTATCCGGCAAGGATCTTTTTCTGATCCATTGTTAATGTTGATTTTTCAATCTCACCTGATACGATTTTTTGCAGCAGATCAAAGGCTGCTTTGTTGTTCTTTTTGCGCTTTGAGACCTTTATGTTTGGGTCAAAATCGAACGCATCGGCGGCTGGTTCATTGGTTTTCTGCACAACACTGGCAGGCTTCACGCCTATTTCAAGACGAATGGATTTTATCCTCTTTGCCAGCTTTATCTTTGCCATGCCGGACAAGTCGCCGTGCAGATTTTTTCTTATTGCTGAAAGTTCCCGCACAAGCTTGATTTTTTCAATACCGCTCAAAGCAGAGTCAAATATACTGTTTGCCATATTAATTCCTTACCCGTTTCTTGCGCGGTCGATTGATTCATATTTAACGGCGGCGTTTCCAAGCAGATCGCTGTGCGCCTCTTCAAGCCCAAGGGATTCGAGTTTTTCAGCAGCCCCAAACAGTGCTGTTTCTATGTCCTCCATATCCCTTTCATCCCAATCACCGTTTACGATGGATTCAAGGGTGGCAACAGCCTCTTCCTCTTCCGTTTTGGGCTGGTCTTGTGGGTCTGGCGATGTGGCCGCCTCTCTCGCAATAGGGTCTTTTATGTCTCCGATTCTTTGTGGCTTAAAATGAAAATCGAGTTCAATTCTTGGATCATCCAGCTTATTTACAATGTCGATATAACCAAGCTCTAAAGGCATTCCATTCATTGAGGCTATGCCAAAGGCGGTGTTTTGATCCTTGCCATCCTCCCTTTCCGTTATCCACCAATCGCCACTTGAGTAGAAGTAATGCAGGTGCGCTACTGCATCATCCCCCATATCACCGTTCTCATTAAGTTTTGGCATCGTAGAGATTATTTTTTTCAGCCGGTTAACGACTTCAACAAAATCTAGCCCGCCTCCTTGCAACGACTCTCGAACGATCTGCATTTGATGCTTTGGCATGAACCCGCTCAGGTCGTCGAGGGTTTTCAGTGCCAGACTTGCGGCTTGACTGCTGTCAACGCCTTTTCCGTACAGGGGTTCGCTTATTGGTACGCTGCCCTCACCCTTAAGCGCCGCCAACTGTTCAGCCGTTTTTTCCCGCACAAGGCCATATTCAACGCTAACATCAGAGTAGAAATTAACATTGTAGTAGTCGGTCATTGGGCCGCTTTTATCGAAATTAAACGACTGAATGTGACTCTTGAAAAACTCAATAAGGTTTTCGGTTTCTTTGGTGAATCGCTCTGGAACGATGGGGGGTTGATCGACCTTGGTATCTTGCCAGAGAACGTATTCATCATTAAGGAGCTTCATTGAATTGGGTATTTTCTTGATTCTCAGGTTAATGCTCTGACCACCTGAATACCGACTTATTTTGATGCTGAAATTCACACCCTTAGGGAGGTCGCCGCTTTTGATGGCATCCCTAAAACGCTTCCGTAGCTTTTTGGCAATCTCTTTCGCGTCGAGTTTTTTGTTTTCGGGCTTGTTGTAGTCGTCACCTATGTTTGGCAGGTTTTCCATGTTGATTAGCGGCTTTTCGCTGTTTAGCTTGGCAATTTTCGCCTCTCTCCGCTCCTCTGTCGCCCTTTTCTTGAGTTCATTGGGGGTGGCGATATTTATCTTCCTTACAGCTTCAAACGCAAGATCCTTTTCTAATTTTTTCTCCCTAAACTCCGTTGTGCGCTTTATGTCGTCTGGAGTTAGGCCGTTCGCAAGTTTTGGGAATTTGTGCATTGCGCTCGATGCAGCTTTCAGCCTCATTTCTGCTGCTGAAATATTGGCCTTGTACGCCTCGTAAGGGTCGGCGCTTATTGGTCTGCCACCAAGTAGGGCAATATTCGCTCTTAGGCTTGCTTTGACTTTCAGGCGTTCAGCAATGCCGATACTGTCGTCCGACAATGCAGCTATTCCCGAACGGATCAAACCCTTGATTCTCATGCGCTCAACAATACCCATTTCGCCACTGGCAGAGTCAAGAATTTGTTTTGTTCCGGTTGAGTGAACCCACTCTTTGAATTTATCCAAAGCAATCTCCTTGATTGAGCCAAGGCCACGCCATCCGGCCTCATAATTTTCTAGGTATCCGGCTTTTGCCGCTGCAAGGTCTTTGTATCCGAACATCACCTTGTGTTCGTCAAACTTGCCTTTTTCATCAACCTGATTAACCACAAATATTTTAGGGCTTGCTGATTCGGCAAGATCACCAAGGAACACGTCCACTTCGTCGCCATCGTTGCCCTCGGTGCTGGAAAAGTAGCCGTAATGAGCCTTCATTTTCGACTCCCAGCGTTTCCCGTCTTTGTTCACGCCTGATCGAGTGGAGCCTTTTGGATTCTCGATCACCACACGCAAACCTTGAATAGAAACCTTGCCTTTGGCGTAGTTTCCAGCCTCAATTTGCCCCTCTGTCGGGTTGGTGTTCACTTGTTTTGCGGCCTTGTTGATCGTGGAGTCAAAAATCATATTGATAAATTCAGCCTTGTTTAGTGCCTCTGACCATGAGTTAAACAGTCCAGCAATGGAATCAAATAGGGATGTTTGCGGTGTGACTTCTTCGGCTTCGAGAGCGGCTTTTTGTTGCTCCATCAACTCCTTGGGGTCGGCCTCATAGCCAAACATATCAGCGCCATCTGTTGTGGCCATAGCCTGATCTATGAAGGCGTGTAGTGCCTTTTGAATGTTGGCGGCACTTCGAATTCGGCCTGATCCACCGTCGCGGTACATTAGGTTGATTAGCGATTTTGCAACCGGATCTGTTGATCCAGAAAAAATATCATCTTGGGCTACAAGGTCTGAAACCTTGGTGTTTGTCTGTCTTGATTTTCGGACAATCGCCACCGCTTCGTTTAGCTGCTTTGTCACATCCATTGAGCGTGATATAGCGCCACTTTTGGCCATATCGACCATAACAGCCCAACGTCCAGAAATATCCTTTAGGGCATTGCCAAGGCTTTTTAGATCACTGTCGGGGCTTTCTGATAGATCAGCCAATGTTGCACTGTCACCAAACGCTTTTGATACCATTGCGGCCTCAATCCGGTTGATGCCACTGGCAGAAACAAACCCTTCGGCTGTTAACATATCGCCGTTTGCATCAATCCCGCCCAAAGAGTCGATGAACGATGAAACAAACTCTCTGTTTTGGGCTGCGTTAATGTCACCGCCTGCGTATTTTGAGAGCGTTTCATTGTTGATTTTCTTTGAATCCGATTCTGCTTGCTCTGTAGATGACAGTGACGCGCCCGCCGAAACATTCGACGCTGCACCGGCATCTTTTACGCCATCGAGGGAACTCTCTGAAAACACGCGCACCAAAACAGGCTCTTTTAGCCCCTCAATGGCTTTTAGGCTAACCCCATGCTCTTGGGTGTTTTCAAGCAAAGCGTCCCTGTAGCCGCTTGCAGTGCCTTGTGAGTAGGCTTTTTTTAGTGCAGCACTTCGGCCATTGTTAAGCGCCATAATGCCGGTTTTCCCGCCATACTCCTTCACTGTGTCGCCGCTTGAGGTGTGGCTTGCAATGATCTTTTTGGCTTCAATGACGGCGTAAATGGCTGGAATCTTTACAGTTCCGCCCTTGCCGTCCGCCATCGTTATGGTTTCTTTTTTTCCCGTTTGCGTTTTTGGTATGACAACTCCGCGAACAAAAACCATCGGCGCACCTGTGTCAGGTGTTTTGCTGGTACTCACTCGGTCATAGTCGGGGTTATCAGCAATCTTTTTCATCTGGGAGAGGTAGCTTGCCCTTGATCTATCCCTGTTTTGCAGGGCTTTGGCATCCAGCCCATTGCCGCCCTTGCTGCCAGAAAGTAGGGCGGACACCTCACCCTGATCTGAATCACCCATAAGCTTTGCAATATTTGAGCGAATCACCTCTTTTATGGCGCGTCTTTCAGTCAACATCATGCCGTCAAGGATTGCTTTCACGTTTAGCCCTCCAATGTTTTGTTGGCCAAGGCAATCAAGTCTGCATCACGCGACTTGTCGATTTTTACCAACTCACCCTCAAATTCAGCAAGCCGACCATTTGCCTCAAGCTCTGAAATAAGCGCGGTCATTTCCTGCTCATACTGTTCTGCTGGCATATCCTTTAGGGCTGCTATTTTTTGTTGGATGTCGCTATCACCACTTTTTTCCGCCTGATTGTCGGGCGACCCACCATCCATTTTATCGAGGGCTTTTTCCATCTGGTCTTTGATGTCAATGAGCGCCAACTGAACCATTTTTTTAGGGTGTTGGGTTGACGGCTCTTTGCTTTTGTAATTGCTGGACAGTAGTCCAACCACCTCTCGACCAGAAAGGTTGTCATCATTGCCAAAAGAACCCAAGAGGTTGTTGATTTTACTCAAAGCATCCATCGGCTCGGTTTTATTTGTTATCTCCGAAAGCTTTTTCAGATGCTCTAACACAATTTGCTTTCTTTTGCTGGGAGGCAGATCATCGGCATATTCGCTTTGGTCTGACAAGGCTTCACCTTGTTTTAGCATCTCTGCTCCAGCCCTTCGTGCTTTCTTGTTCCAGCTCAGAGCATCATTTTCGTAATACCCTTCGAGAGCAAGACCGATTTCTTTAGTCACGCCTTTGTAATCGAGGTCGGCTATTTTCTTGTGTGCGTCGCGGCTGTCAATCCAGAATCCTGCCTGATCCGCATTGATTGCCATTTTTATGGCTTCCAAGGCTTCGACGATTGATTTATCATCCCATGCTGCTTGAGCGCCTCTCACCCTTCGCCGCCTGCCAGTAGGGGCTTCTTTTTGTTTTGGTGGCTCCAATTTCACCAATGCGGCCTGTCTCAGTATGGGGGTTATTTTCGCTCTGATTTTTTCAGCCCACGCAATTTGTTTTTCTGATCCAATAAGCGGTGGCTGCTCAACGCCTTGAGTCGGGTCAACGGCTGGTTGGTTGGCTGTTTTCGCCAAAGCCTCAACAAAAACAGCAAGATCACCAAGATCCTCTGTGTAATAGATGTCACTCATCGCTCTGCTGCCATCGGTATTAAACACCATCGACTTTCCATCGTCGCCAATATCAATGTAGCCAACACTTGAGCCATTGTTTTTTATCGTGGCGATATTCCCATCAGTAACTCCAGGATAATCCCAGCCTGAAATTTCAAGGCCGTTTTTCTTGGCGGCTTCATCGAGCGTCACTGCTGATAAAAATGGGCTGTAGTCAGGCTTATCAATTGACTCAAAAACCCATGATTTGAAATCATCGGTTGCGCCATTGAACTTATGCTTTTCATCAACGGCGGCAATTGGGTCTACTTGGTTGGTGTTTTGGCTTTCAGCATCAGCAGCAGAATCAACGTCAACACCGGGGCCAGCGCCAGCACCTTGGCTTTCATCGTCAACATCAACACCAGTGATTAGGTTTGTTGAATATTTTGCTGCTGGGGTTATTTGCCTCTGCCATGCGCCGTTCGTTGGACTCCATTTAAAGCCATTGCGCTTAAGCTCTTTCCTTGCATCTGCATCAGGCTTGACTGTGTAATAAATCTTGATCCGATTGTCTCCGGTATCAACCTCAACTGTGCCTCCATCAAAATCAAACTCACGATCCTCTTCTGCGCTTAATTTTTCCAGCGCCTCCATGCGCTTTCTAAGCCGCCTGATCTCTGCATTGTTGTTGGATAGCGTAAATGATTGGTATCCAGGGGTTGCGGTGTGCCTGGGATTAACCAGATCTTCAATTTCAGATCCAGAAAGACCAAGTTCGGAGGCGAGGCGACTGTTCACGTCTTTTTTGGATTTTATGATCTTGTTTGCAGCCTTCATGTTCTTTTGTCGCTCAATGCGCTCTTCCAGCTTCACCCTAACAAGATCGGCGGCATTGGCATCGTCAGAGCTGATTGCACCATTACTTGATGATGGCATTGGCGGCCTATTTGATGTGGCCGCTTTTGCTTTAGCCGCAACCTTCTCTTTCCAGTTATCAATTTCAGACTGCAAAGCGTCATTTTCAGAGGTCAAATCTTCCAGAGCCTTGCTCTTTTTCGTCACCTTTCTGTTTGTTGAGTCGATTGTCTCATTAAGTGAGATAACTTCCTCGTTCAAGTCTGAAACGATACCGGCATTCTGCTCTGATTTTGCGGCAAGTTCTTCGAGTTTGGCCTTTTGCTCCTCTGCACGTTTTCTGTTTGCAGTGAATTTTATTGTATTTTTTTCAGCCAATTGAGCGAGTCGCTTTGTGACAGTATCAAGGCTTATATCCTGAATTGTACCGCCCTTAGATGCAGGGGTGACAACATGGGTAATGTCACGCCCATTCAGAAGCCAACGAAAGGCAATCAGGGTATCGTCTGGATTGATCTTTTGGGGGTCCATATCAGGGGCATGAAACATTGCGGTAATGTATTGGCCATCACTGACAGGGAATCGCGCCGTAACGATGGCTGTGCCTGCGCTTTTCTTTGGGTCTCCGATCTCAACAGGGCCATTGGAATTAAGTGGGCCTTTGCTTTGAGTGACCAATTGCTTAGAAAGCTTGTGATTAAAAAACCTTAGAACCCTTGGGAGTGTCCTGTATTTAGCCTCAACACTGTCAAGAATCATCTCTGTGCCGGTGTTAATGGCAGCATCAAGAACCGCAAAACTGGGAGCCTCTAATAGATCGTCTTGGTCAGATGATGTAGCGGACAGATCATAGTAAATGCTGTTCAACTCGGAATCTGTGAAGCCCTTGGGCAACAGGTCAAGATTGAGGGAGATTATGGTTTTATTCATTATGCGTTTTCCTTGAGCTGTTTCAGTTCGGCTTTGAGCTGATTGTTTCGATCTTCTTCAATCAGCAGCTTGCTTTCAATGTCGTCTCTCGACGCTTCGACCGTTTGCGATTCTTCGGTCAGTTTGTCGCGCTGCTGCTGCAAGTCAGAGGCCGTCTCTTCAAATGATGTGATTTCAGATTCAAGGGCTTTGATTTTACTCGCAAGGTTGACCACCTTCTTTTTTTCCACTACCGGCTCGGTGATGGCTTTGGCCATTTTTCGCGCTTGGGCTTTCTGGAATGCGGGGCTGTTTTTGAGGATCTTCTCTGACACCTCTTTGACGGCTTTCTTGAGGTTGTTGATGGATCGAATGGGGATAACTCGACCGTTAACCGCGACCTGAAAGATAGCGCCTTGAGCGGTCACTTGGAGCGTTAGTTTTTGACCGTCCTTAAAGAACAATTCGGCCTTTTTGGTCTGAACACCCTGCTTTCGCTTGGGCTTGTTGGTTGCAACCACGCCGGTAACGTAAACATCGTGTTTTTTAAACTCAGCTATGACTTTTTTTAAGCCTGATTCGTTGAATTTTTCGTAGTCGAATGACAGATAGGTAGAACGACTCACGGCCATAGCCTCCAATAGAAATTTGATATGATTCTACAGGAGTTTGCCGTGAAATATGGAGGAATGAACTTACATTTTTCTTTAAACTGGAGCCTCAACCGCTTCTACTGCTGCGATAAAATCATCCGCCATTGTCGTGTATGGAGCAAGCTTTGCCTGAAAGTCGGCAAAATCCGTTGCAGTAGATGCAATGGATACCACTTTTGCGAGTGAGTAGCCAATGTATTGCGTACTGTCCATTTTTAAGTTGTTGGCAGAGGCAATATCTGTAAAGGCTTTTGCCGCCCTTCCTTTTTTCGCCTGCTCTTGTTTTTCATCTTCATCTTCTGGAAGATCAGCCGGTTCAAAATTATCATCTTTTTCAGACATTGGGAATACCTTTTATTAGATTAGTGGCGCAACGGCGCGGCTTAGGTTTAAATTGCTTGTAATATTGAAAGGGCTTTCTTCCGTAGTAGCAGACGCATAGCTTCGGTGAGACAGCAGCCGAGACTCGTAGACCTCTCCGGCTGGAACCCCTGACAGAACCACCCCAGCAATATAAATACACACCGGCTTCCCGCCCTCGTTAACAACAAATCTGTCGGATACGGGGTCGCCTGATGTCAATCCAGAAAAATCAAATAAATCGTAATACGACGAAATGTTTAATAGCCCTGAGCCAATCGTTAGGTGTATAAACGGAGATTTTAGGGCGAAATAACACCCCACAGTTGAGATTGTCTTGTCGCTATCAAAGGCCCCGCGCCGAAAAAACAATCCATTTGTTAAGCTGGCCTCTAGGCCAACTGGGATCGGCGCTGTTTCAATCACGATATAGCTAAAATGAAATGCCGTCCTCATTGCCGTGTCCGTGAGTATGCCGCCGTTTTGATTCGCGCCAGCGGGCGACACAGAAACAATGGATGGCCATGCGGCCTTGATTTCCGCTAGCGTTGAGCCATCAAGGTGCATGTTGCGTGGTGCGACTGCGCCACCATTCCATGATAAAAACCGAACTTCATCAGCGTAACTATAAACAACATCATCAAAAACATGGTCTTGCCCCGATTGCAGGTATACTCTCACTTTTCTGCTGTATTTTGAGAATTGCTTGATGGCGTAAACGATGGTTTTTACGGGAGAAGCCTCTGTTCCAAAATTGGTATCTAATCCGTTGACTTTATCAACATAAACAATGGTTATTCCCTCAATCTTTGCATCCATGCTCGCATCAATAGTGGCCAAGGCTGTATCCATATCCGCTTGAATCGCCGCCTGCTTTGTATTTACCACATTGGCGAGATTGGTTACCGCTGCTGTTGCATCAAGTATTGCTTGCTCTGCTGTTGTGGCCATTAAATTATTCCTGCGTCAATTAGTGCAAATTTCATTTCAATTTGTGCGGTTGCGTTATCGGCTATCGCTTTCAGGAATACGGCGTAATCGCCTGCCAAAAACAAGCCAAGGTTAACGCCGGTATCTTGTATGGTTATATTGCCGATGTTCAGATCAACGACAACCAAGCTCACCCCAAGGATCAGCTTCAAGGATGCGGCTTTATGGACAAGCGGGGCTGTTGTGCTTGACCAGACCATAACCAAGTCTCCAACATCGTCGTAAAACCCAATCTCCCAAACGTCGAGCTGTTCCGTGCCGTCAAACAAGGCCGCCATGTCAAGCTGGAAGCTGTCCGGCAAGATTTGGCTCTGACTTATTGGCTTGCGGACAATCTCGTTAACAAGTGAGGCTTGTGTTGTCCGTGGTGGGATTGTGTAGCCTGCACCACCAGCATCACCAATGCCGATATGGGTAATGGTTATGCCCACGGTATTAGGAGCCGGATTAAGCGCCTTGGTAGCACCCACCAGCGTTGTGACGGCGTTTATTACTGGGATAGCCATCTAGTTAAGTGTGCCGCTAAATGTGGCCACACCTGTTGGCCTGAATCCGACACAACCAAAGATTGTTTCCATTGTTGCCTGCACCTCAATATTCATGTTGTCCGGTTTGCTGTCAATTTTGGCAGTGCCAAGGGAGCGTTTTATGGCGTTGCCTATCGCCATGCCGTTGCTCACCCGTGCAGAGGTCATAAAGCCGTCCATTACAGTGTGGGCGGCGCGAACCTTCTCAACCTCTCTCTTGGCCTTGATTATCGCCTCATTCAGCGTCAGGCCAAGCCGCAATATATCAGCGGAATCTAAAACAATGGAGCCGCGCGAAGTCATAAACCACTGGTCTAAAGAACTTCCATCGGCTGTAATCTGCGCCTCCGTCATAAGTGTGGCGGTGGCGTAATCATCATTTACATTGCAGTAAAGAGGCTCCCACTTAGCCCTCATGCCTTTGAAGTTTCTGGCAATTATCGACTGAATCGGGTCTGTGGTGCTTTTCAGATGCACCTCGTTTCTGCGCCAACTTATGGCAATTGGCTTATCTGTATCGGAGAGACCGTTATCAACATCAAACAGGTCTCCCAGCTCTTCCAGAACCCGATCAAGATCATCAGGGTGAGCATGAAAAATGGTCTTAGCGTTTTCCATTCGCTCAATATCTGGCAAGAGCTGTTCATCCCAAAAGGTCGCCACCGCATCGGATAACTCAACCCAAACAGGGGAATTTTGCTTTGCAGGGGTCAGACGCTTGGATAGCCAACTCATGGGGCGAATGGTGGAGGTGAGGGCAATGGATGGCTATTACATTTTTATTTGAAAATGATCAGGGTGAAGCCCACAAAATCATTTAAGTCTGGTATGATTGATTTGTTATTAATATTGGAGAGAGTGATATGAGTAAAGTTGATACGGTAAAGGCTGTGCTAGATATTGAGATTCTTGTTGAATGCCCTAATCCAGATTGCGGCATTCAATTAAATCTGTTGCAGGAATGTGATACAGACGGATGCAATCACGACGATGAGCGGCAGCTATCAACTCAAGTGCTGAAAAATTCAGGCTCGGACTTTGAGTGCGCCGATGTAACTTGCACTTATTGCAAAACCACCTTCAATGTTCGTGAGCTGGAGTTATATCGTTGTTTTTCACCTAAGATTGGAGAGATAAATGACTAAGTTATACGAAAATCACCGAAGATGCCCATCATGTAATTATTGGGCTGATAAGGAAAAGTGGTCATTTCTTGAGGTAAGCGCCACAGATGGCATGACGGCTTTGGTGTGCATGGAATACGATCCTGCCAAAGACGATCACAGCTCACTGGGAAGCGTTGATATTCTCGCCTGTCCAGAGTGCAAAACAATGATCTGGGAAAGGTGAATCATGCGAAATAAGCAGAGCTTGCCACATGTAAAAAAGCCGTGCAAAGATTGTCCGTTCAGGATGGGTGTTGTGATAGAGGCTCTTGGCGAGGTTTTAGTGCGGGAAATATATGAGGCAAAGTCATTTTCATGCCATAAGAAAAATGGGTCTGCCACATGCTGGCCCATTGAATCGGCAAGTATTAGAGCAAAATAAACAAGGGGGGCTTAATATCGACCTCAACCTAAAAGGCCGTGATCTTGTTTTTGGTAGCAAAAAGGAGTGCGTAGATCATCATGCGTAAAAGCCTTGTGAGGTTATTAAATAAGGCTCTATCCTAAAATCAGTAAGACAATGCCAACCTATTAATGGTTGTTGTCAAATCCAAAAACACCATTTCCGGCAAGTCTGTTGCCTCTGTTTTCCCCTCAATCGTCACTGATAACGTGGCGGGGGCGAAAACACCCAATCCATTCAGAATTGAATAAACATCTTGCAGCAGGCACTTATCGCGCCTACTCACCGAATCCTTACCATAGTAATAGGTTAGCTTGTCTTGGATGGCTGCTGTGGCCTTGTATGTTGCAACATCCACCTTTAGTTTTCCGGTGATGTTGATAATAAACGCCGCATCGACGCGCGGGACAATCTCAAAGCGCCGGTTAACCATCTTTAAGCCTTGAAGCGTTGATAGTATGGCGGCATCGGTTGCGGTTCCAGACGGATCATAGGCCGAAAAATAGATCTTATTGATCTGATCCACTGTCCTTGCGCCGGTTCGCACCTCTTGCTCTTGCTCCCCCCAAGTCTTGATCCAAGTGATAGATGGGAATGCCTGCTTTAAGGCAAACTCATAATCCTCTTTCCATGCGATTTGATCGTCAAAAAGGTAGTAATAGAGCGCGTTTCGGCGTGTTTCCTCTGTGCCTTCGCGGTCAGACCCACCGGATATGGCGGAGCCTGAGAAGAATTCAACATCGGCAAGCTCAATGTCAGAAACAGGGTAAAGTTGACTGCTTGGGGCTAGATAAGTGTCGCCGTCAGTAAAGAACGCCTCGATTGAAACGGTTGATCCAATGGTGGGTATTTTGCCAAAACTGCCATTACCGAATCGAATGCCGAACTGGTCAATGTTGCTGTAAAATTCATCATAAACCCGATCACCTGCACTGGAATTTCTAAAGCGGTGTGATAATTTCCATGCAATAGCGCCTTGACCTTCATCGACATAAACACTGTATTTTGCCAGCCTCTTGCTTTGATCTGCGCTCAATTCAAATTCAAGATAGGGGTCTTCGGCTGAAACAGTGAATCGAATAATCTCTCTTTGCAGTTGTGAGACAGGGGTCAAGGTTGAGCTGTTTGCATCGACTGTAACGGCGTTGTCCAGAGCATAATAAACCTGATCATCACTGACAAAGACGCTTCTTATTGGCAGGCCGATTTGAACGGCTGATTTGTTGTCAATCCGAATGATGCCGGTTGAAGAAATCGGCCTACGGGGGATGTATTGTCGGTCAGAGGCGTGAGCCAACACACTGGAACGATTGACGGCTGTGGACAGCAGCATATCCTGCTTCGCCCTCTCTTGCTTGTGTGCCATTGCCTCCATTGCCCACCCATGATGCGAGGCTATGGCCTCAATGATCTGCTGATTGCTTAACGCTTGCAGTGCGGGGTATCTGGACACAATATCCTTAAACGCCTTTGTAAACTCAGCCTTTTGCATTGATCGCCTCCTTAATTAGTACGCCATTGGCCACGACCGTAACCATCATGAGATCCATCGAGTCAAACTTAATATCAACGGCGGATATTACAGCACCGACAACATCGGAGGGTAATTTTACAGAGAGGTGCATGGCAATGGCGACCTCTAAATCACTGGAATGAGGGATAAACTGGAATTGCTTAAGGTTGTTTCCCCATGCCGGTCTGTCCGCAACGGTTCCCATCGGGGTGTTCAGCCATTCCCGTATGTTGTTTGTGACGGCATCAACACCTTCAAGCTCAATGATTCCCGTGTTGCCAGAGGTGAGCAAATAGTCTAATTCTTTCATACCAGATCATTGAGCTTTAGTTGGGTTAATTTATCGCGCGGCTCGGTCTTAATCTCAGGCGCGGGGGTTATGGCCTTCTCTTTTTTCGGCTTGGGCTTCATTTTTTCAGCAGCGGTCATGCCGTCAATTATTGCTTTTTTCACACCATCGGCGGTCAATTCTCCACCAGCCTTGACTCTTGCCTTTGGCTCTTTGATTGACGTATTGCTTAAATTTGGGTGCATGGCGCTGGCCTGCGTAGTGGCTTTGGGCAAAGATTTTGCCGTATCAGAAACATCAATCTTGACCGGCTTTGATGATGGCGCAATCGGAGCCTCAAGAGAAGAGTCGCCGCGCAAATAGGCGGCTTTTGCCAAACTTGCATCCCCGCCGTTCTTTTCGAGCATGGCTTTGTACCGCTTCGCACCAGCAGCTATGTTTTGCTGGTTGTTTGTTGCGTCGGTTATTCCGTATTTTGCAAACTCCAATCCTGGAACCTGCATTAAGCCCATTGCCCCCGTGTCAGTGTTGTATTTCATGCCATCACCACCACTCCCTTGCTGCATCAAATACTCAAGGTCTTGAGGGTCTACACCGGCCTCTTTGGCGGCTTTTTCAATGTCTGATTTGTAGTAATCGACACTCTGTTTTTTGTGCTTTTCGTTAAAATCTTCGCGTGTCTTTTTTGCCTTATCAGCTATTTTTGCTTGTTTTTCAGCCTCTTCCTTGGCCTTAGCCGCCTTCTCTTTTTTCTTTTCCCGTTTTAGTTTTTCACGCTCTTCACGCTCCGCTATCGCCTTTTTCTTCTCTTCGCTGTTGCCAAAAATACCGGTAACGCCGTCTTTCATTGACTGCCAAACAGCAGCAGCACCACCAGCTTCATCACCAAACAAGATGGATAGCTTGTCGCCAAACCAATCGCCAATGTTCCCACCAAAGAAACCGCCAATAGCGCCGCCGATGATCCCGCCGATGACAGTGCCAACAACGGGAACAATGCTGCCAATAGCTGCACCGGTAGCCGCACCAGCAAGCATCCCAGCGCCAGTACCCGCTACGTTGGAGCCAATCTTAACGGCTTTTTGAGAGTCGTTTAGAGAGTCATCATTTTTAACTTCTTGGTATTTTGAGTACGCCGCTACCGCAAGAGCAACGGGGATTGCCGCTTTTGCCAACAGCTTGCCAGCGGAGAATCTTCCGCCCCTTGGTGAAGGAGATCCGTTCGGTCTTGGTGGGCCACGACGATTGGCATCACGATCACCGCCGCCTTGAATATCTGGAGACCCGCTAGGCCTTCTATCCCCACGCCGATCCCGATCACGGCCACCAGAATCAAAGCCGCCCCTTGCTCCACCGCGACCACGACCACCGCGCCGCCTACGGCCAAACATATCCCTTAGCCTGTCCATCATGCCGGGCTTGGAATTGCTTATTGATTTTGATATTCCCTTTAGCTCGTCGATGATCTCCCTGTGCTTTTTGTCGCCGTCCTTTACTCCATCGGTCTGGATTTTTTCAATCTCAACACTTTTCTTTGAGATTGATTGCAGTAGGGCGATCTTGGTTCGCTCCCAAAGCCGCGAACGGACGCTGATTTTGCCGCCTGCTTTTCGCGCTCTACCACGGCGCGGCCTTCCTTGGGCTTGCTCGCCTTCCTGTGCGCCTCTATCAGAGCTGTTTTGTCCACCTGCGTCTTCCACTGGACTTGTGGCTGATCCCTCGCTTGGAGTGGCAGGCTGGGCTTGTCTTGCGCGTTCGCTTTGGCTTTCACCGCTGCTTTCGTTGTTGTTTGAGTTTGATCCGGAGTCAACATCTGGAGCCGGAGCCGGAGCCGGGGCTGGGGCTGGGGCTGGGGCTGGATGATTCTCTATTTCAGGGCTTCCAGTTCGACCTTCATCCTCAATCGACTCCACGCTTTCAGGCTGCGCGTCTGTTGGCTCGCTCGATGGCGAATCCTCGTTTGTCGGCCTGTCACTGTTTCGGGGTCGCCCCACCCTCCGCCTTCCGCTTTCTGGGGCTTCGTCCTCAACGGTTCGACTTCTCGAAAACTTGCTCTTTAGCTTCTTGGCTCCTTCGCTTAACTCTTTTGCGCCATCAATCGCTTCTTTGGCAGCAGAATAAACGGGGCCTAGAAGAGCTGATCCAGCAGCGTCTTTTACGTTGCCATCGCTGCCACTTGGGGCAAGGTCTGTTGCAAGTGAAGCTATCCCACCAAGCAGTCGGCCTTCTCTGGCATTTTCCCTGCCTTCACGTTGAGCGCGTTCACTTCGACTTTCACCGCCTCTTTCGTTGTTGCCGTCACTATTCCGTGGCCGACCAACTCGACGTGGCACATTGCCTTGGGTGTCCGCATCATTCCGTGGTTGTGGTTGTGGTTGTGGTGACTCACCTTGACCCTCGACCCGTGCGGGACTGCTTGGGCTTAAATCAGGCGCAGGTGGGGCGTTTGGGCTTGGAGACGTAGAATCATCAGCCTGTCTATTTTGGCCGCGCCTACCGCCCCTCAATGTCTCCCTGTTTGGCGTTGGCTGTTCAGGTGCAGCCGGAGTTACTTCTCTCGATCTTGACCGTCCAGAGCTGCGAGGAATATCACTCATTTGATGTGAAAGAATGGCGACCAATTCAGGCAAAACGGATGTGTTGTCTGCGATTGTTTCGAGAAGGCTGCTTTCCGATGAATTATCGGGCAAGACCTCTCTCACTCGGTCAGGCCGAACACCATCAACACCCCTAGATTCAATTGTCATTTTTCACCGCGTCATGGTAGAGGTCGATCACCATTTTTTCAGGGGATCGCAGTATTCCATCAATAGATTGATTGGCGCGAACAGCAAGATATTTGATGATTATCCGCCAATCCTTCTTTTTATAGCCTTGGAATGTGGTGGTGATTCCGAAAGGGCGAACGAAGGACTATACCCTCTCCCCCTTTGTTTGTTGGGCAGTGTTGCATGGGTAGAATCAACTGCAATTCACCATCCACAATCTCTGATTTCAGACCATGATCCATGCTCATTTGAGCCATTGCCACCTTAAGCGACAAGTCCTTGAATGTATTGAGAGGAAGAGACCTAAGTCGCTGAATTTTCCGCCTTTCCCTGTCGGCTTCCTCGCCCTCGGCGTCGCCAATAAAGTCAATGCAGAGCGCAACAGACAGAAACCTAATTTCCGCCTCAAGCTTTCTTTTTTCGCCATCACTTGCGCCATCAAGATCAAGCCTCAATTCTTCAAGTTTTGTAAGCACTTCGCCGTTTGGTGGAGCAACCGAAACAAGCTCATTTTGAAAATCAATTTCTCTAAACGGCTTGCCTTCAAGCTGCTTGTACTCATTCGCCAATTCGCGCAAATCAAACGACACGGAATGACGGCCACCACACTCTGGACAATCACTGTAACTCGTTGAGTACCGCGACTTTTCAACGGTGTGCAGGTGATACCAAAATAGGGCGAACTTTCGATCTTGCCCCGTCCATTTTGAGCTGTCTTTATAGTGTTCTGGAATCTGAACCTTGTTTAAAAACTCGGTTGTTGCCGCTTCTTCGTGCAGTGGCGAAATTTCAGATAGATCAATCGCCTCTTGGACGGTCGCATCACGCAAGTGGATTTTAATATCGGTATTCGATGGCAATTCAAACGGTGAAATACTAGGCACTTTGTCCAAGACTCCTAAACTGAATGAGGGTTATCGGGAATTCAATAAAACCGGCTTCATCTCTGCTTTCTGTAATGTCGCCCACCTGTGTTACATACATCCACCAAGAATCTGTGTCTCTGAACCGCAAAGTACCGTTTTTTGTTTCTCGGTAAATGTCGTTTACGTTCACACCAGCAGCAGCAGAGGCGCGATTTTTAAAGTAATTTAGGGCGCTTTGCTGATACCCGCCAGATTGACCGTTAGGCTCTTGTAAAACCTGAACCCTTGTCCATTTTTTCAAGTAGCCTGTTTTCGGGTGCATTGGGGGATTTATCGTGCCATCGGCGTTAACTATCTTGCCAGACCACCCCAAGAAGGCGTTGTAAATCTTCCTATCCTGATCGTCTTTCATGGTCATTGAGACCTGAACAGGTGCAGCAGCGGTTGGAAAAGTAAGGTAGCCGCCACCCACTTTCTTTTGCTCTGTCTCAATCTCAACAGCACCAAAAGAAATATCCTTAACGAACATATCAAGATCATCAACAAAGCCATCAATTTTAATCAGGAATTGCCAATTTTCTTGGTATTGAATCTGCATCATGCGCTGCACAATGCGTTTGAAGTAGGCCGTATTGTCCGCCACTTATTAAACCACCATCATTGAGGGCATAAAGCTGTTGTTTGTCTTCATTTCCTCACTAATGGCCTTTAGCTGCTCTCTAAGATCTGCTTCACCCATAAGGTAGTCGCTTGGCAGTCCAGCAGCATCGTTGACGTGTTTGGCTCTAATGTTGTTCGGTATTTCAATCAGTGTTTTAAGGTATCGGTGCAATAACTGAATGCCTCCAGATGGAAGCTCGTAAGTTTCTTGGTCAACTTTTGATAAATTAACGTGGTACAAAACATCAAACGGCGCTTTGCTGTAGTTGTCAGTTATGATCGACAAAACACCGCTTTTCAGCCTATGCTCATGCCACATTGAGGTGCTATCTGTAGCGGTAACAACACCCAAGAAATCAGCGGGAACAGTCACGCCGCCAGCGGCGTTTTCATCCTCGCTGACCTCAAAGGACTCAACAATACCGGCGCGTGATTGATATTCTGCTAACGTCAGTGTCAGCAGTGCATCAAGCTGTGCCGGACTGTCCACGAAAAGCACCTGAAACTGTGCTTTAACGCTGTCCATAAGCTCAAGAGGTGTCAAATGTAGCTCCACCACTGAAAGTGCATTGTAGCCGCTATTTTGATCGGAGAAGCACTGTCATCGTTCGAGAAATCGGTGGGATCAACAGCAAACCAGCAACCAAGAAACTCACGACCAATAGAGGTAGGTGGCGCATTATTGCTTTCTGATATGGCCTTGAAGATAGTGGTTATATCTTTCTTGCCCTCATTCAGTGTTCTCAAAAACTCACTGACTTGACCGGTGATAACTTCATTGAACTGCACGGGCATTTCACCGGAACGCACTTCATTGCCTTGCTCTCGCAACTTCACGCCCATAGGGCCAGTTGTTTCAAGCAATTCACGGTTTCCGCTTGGCATTTGAGCTGCTGCAACCAAGACCGAAATCTGATCATCACCTTCAAACGTCATAACAAAATCACTACCCTTTAGTGATTCACCTAAAGCAAGGCGTTGGGTCATTGCCTGTTTGAAAACAGGGATATCTCCTTTTGCGCCTGGGACTAAACTACTCATACCCAATCCTCTTATTTATAAATTCCGTTAACCTGACTTTGGTTAATCATTGCGTGGGTTTGGATTTGCACATCCACATTTGCAGATAACCAATGACCATTACTGTCCACCGGCATATCTAAAGGAAAATCGACACCCTCAATAATGCAGGATGAATACATGGTGTGGCGGCCTATCGTGACAACCACGGTTCCAGGGGTTCGACCCGGCACTAAATTGTCGGTGTCGCCAATTGGATTTCTCGCCTCAAGCTGTGGCGAAATCATCCTCTCAAGTGCTTTTATAGGCTCTACAACCTCACTTAATGGATCATGGAGGGCGTAGAACATCATCGGCACATTAAGCGTAGTGGGTTGATTGCCATTCCAAACTTGTTTTGAGTTTAGAACGGTTATCGTTGTCATTGTGCCACCGGCATCAATCGTTAAAGATTGACCAAGCCCCACTATTTTTGATGCAGATGATGATTCAGCAGAATCCCCTTCAAACGGGCTATCCCAATTAGCTTGAAGGCTCTTTGAAGCCCCCTCACCAATAATGCCCACCACGGTTGTGCTGCCTTGCTGTATCCAGCACTTGAGGTGATTGCTAACGCTTTTGTCCAGATTGCCGATTATTTTTGGATTTTCTGGACTCCAGCGATAGGTATCAGCCACAAGCTACATTCCCCGACTCTTGCGAATTTTCATTGACTTGGCGCGTTTGCGCTTGGCAGCAGAAGAATTTGCCTTTTTTTGCGCCTTTTTCAAAGCCATTCGCTGCTTTGGACTCATTCGCTTCTTTTTGAGGCGCTTCTTTTTCAGAACAACCTTGCCATCACGAATGGTTTTGATAGCCGCATCAAAAACAATGTCTTTTTTAACTGCAAAGTGACTGACCAATGTCGCATCGTCGCTTGGCACACCGTCGATTTTGTCTTGGATGTATTCACCAAGCTTTTCACCGGCCTCATCGTTTTCATCGTCGATGAATTCAGACACGTTTGCAGGCTTGCCACCAAGAGACACCAAGGCTTCGGCTGTAGCAGCCATCAATCCGTTGTATTCAGCCTCTTCGTCGTCGGTTGTCTCGCCGTCATCGTCATCATCGTCATTGACAATTCCGGCAACAATGGCAGATAGGGCATCAAAAGAATAATCCTCATCTTCAACCCAAGTTAATGCGGTAGCCATGCCAGCGGCACGTTCTTGTTTTTCACCAAAGTCATCGCTGGCAGAATCAAGAACCTGCTCATCGACACTCATTTCTTTTTCATCTTCAACAGGTGCGGAAAAATCCGCACTGTCAAACAGGTTGTCACCGTATAAGCTCATTATCTAGTAAACTCCACTTGGATTGAGATTCTTCGCGCAATACCACCGTTCGCGTAAACCACTTTGGCCTCGTACAGATCCATTGAAAGCTCTGTTACAACGATTTTGTAAGGCGCTTCACCGTTCCAGTTTGGATCTCTTGGCTCAACCAAAGCACCAGCAGTCACCCGTCGATCACAAATCTGCTTGCCAAGACGCTCCATAATGTCCGTGGCAGCCTTGCCAGGCTCAAACTGTGCAATCTTTGCAGCGACAACAAACTCTTTTTGAATATCGAGAAGCGTTGACGTGACGTGTTCAAAACGCAAATCATTATTACGCTTCCAGCTTGTCAGACAATCGCCAAAATACTGGCCTTTTTCAGCCCAAACAATGCGGTTTGCAACCAGATCAATTTTTGTGGCAAAACCAGAGTTAAACTTAGGCTCGATACCACGTCGATCAATGCGGCCATATTTTTGACCTGCTGGCGAAATATGCGCCCCACGAACAGCGCCGTGACCGGTTGGCTGCTTGTAGCAAAACGCTTTACCTGCTGCCATTGAACCGGATGTACCCCACAGCGATTTTCCACCAAAAAAACCATCATTGGCAAGATAGGGGTAGTGACTACCAATGGAGAAATAACTATCCAGATTCAGAGATTGAATCCAAGTAATCGCGCTTGTTTCGTTCAGGTAGGGCGGAATGTCGTAGAAGAATTGACCTAAACGGGTTTTGCACGCGTTTTCAGCATTGGCAATTACAGTAGTGCCGTAATTTCCCGCCATAAATGCGTTATCAAACTCCACATCTTCGTTGCGGAACATATCCCATGCTTTGATCCAATCAGCGGTAGTTGGAACGCCGCCATTGGTTCCGCCAACAAAAGCTACTTGGGCGGTAGAAACCATGCTCATAGTGGCATCTGGAGCAACCACACAATTGAACCGTGCAGAGCCGTCTTTTAAGACAGATTCGACATATGCAGGAGCGCCCATATCGTCAACATCATCAAACCCAAGACCCACGGTATAGGATTCATTGGGGATTGCTTGCCAAACACCGACAGCGACCTCTTCTTGAAACTCAAGATCAAACCGATTTGCAGTCAGATCAACATTGCTAATAGAAACGCGGCGATTTGCGCTCGTTTCGCCATCAATTGGATAAAATGCAATCCAGTTTGCAGCACCCAAAACAACCTCGGTATCAAAAGTTAATGCAGAGGTTACAGCGGGGTTTGCAGGGGTTTTGTCCAACTGGACAACAGGATAAGCGGCATCAGCAGCAGTAACACGAACACCTCGAATATAGAGGCATTCTTTAGCTGCATCGTGCATGTGACGCAAGCCTTCGGAGTCTGATTTGCTGCTATGCAATGGCTTACCGAAAACAGGCTCGATACGCTGCTTATTTACAGTGTGGATCTTAAACGGCCAGCCTTTATTGGCAACAACAACCGTTGCAGAGATGGCAGCAGTGCCACCATCAACGGTTAGGGTTGCATCCGCCAAGGGCGGACGAACAATAATACCTGGTGCGCTCGTAATAACGTCAGCGACCATTGATTAACCCTCTTTCTTCTGCTGTTCTTTCTCGAACTCAGCAACGGTTTTAACAACCAAGCCGGGGTACATCCCCTCGATAGACTCTTTGAAGTCTTTCAGAGAGTCGGCATCAACTCCGAAAGGCGCTGAATGCTTGCCGCCAACCAGATCAATTACACCGCCATCAACGTGAATGCCGCGACCGATAGAGCTGCCATTAAAAATAACCACTTGTTCCATTTTTGGAGCCTCAACAGGTTGGGTTTTGTTTGGATTTTGCTTCTTAGCCATTTTTCAGCCCCTTACTGTTTGGTTACAACGATTTCAACGAAATAGGCGCGACCATTGCGAGGATGAATATCGCGGAATGCCAGCTCGTAGAAGGTTGATTGTTCGGTCAATGTTAGACCAATTTGGTGCTTGTACTCAATAACAGGCACGGCATCACCAACCAAGAAACCGGAGTCACCGTAGTTAGCGCCTTTGCCAATACCCAAAAGCTTCCAAGAGCGGTCGTCGGTTGTGCCATCGTAGCTGCGAATAGTCCGCGCATCTTCAAACACCTCGTACATGCCCCACAATTTGCCAACATAGTGTGGCTGTGGTTTATGGCGATAACCTGGAGCCATAACAAAGCCCGGCAAAGTTTTCATAAACGCGACAATGCTTGAGCCGCCGACCAAGTGAGTTAATCCACTTGTTTTGGTGTTCAGCATCATTTCCATTGAAACAATGTTTAATGTTTCTTGGATTTGGCGCACCGCTTCGTTCATCTGTGGGGCGCTGCTGTCGTAGGCCAAGGCATAGGTTTTGGATACCGACCAGTACATTTTGTTCAGGCGATTACGATCTTTCTCACCTGCCATCACGTTACGCGCTGCGCTTTGCTGCATTCCAACCAAGCCACGATTGTATTCACGACTCAGGGACATTGCGGCCTGAATGGTGGAGCTGCTAACCAATGCGCTTTCATGCGGGTAAAGAACCGCGCTGTCCATCTGGTGGTCAATGAAAGGGATTTTGGTGGGATCGGCTTCGATGTTTACGTCAAATTCAACATAAGGAACAATGCCAGCAAGCAATGCAGCAGCAGTTGTGATGACAATAACACCGGTAGCGTAATCAACGGTTCCGGTTACAAGCGTGGTTGTGCCGGTTGAATTGGTGAACTGACCGCTGATAGCGCCTTTGCCGTTGTCTTCCGCAACTTTGCCGCGATCAATGTAAATTGATGCGCGTTTTTTGCGAATTGGGCAAGCGCCGCCAAAATCAGCAGCGGTATCGTATGAGTATTGGTTTGCTGTAGCGGTTGCTGCCATGATTTTCATCTGAGTCATAGATGAGTATTGGCCGCTCATGTCAACATCAATCACATCACCCTTGATCATATCGCCAAAGGTTGTGCCTGCTTTGCGCTCAATCCAGCTAATCTCTGTTTGATCGAATGCGGGAGGGACGTGAGTTGCAAATTGACCAGTAATTGTGGTCAATGCAATGGGAGTTACCAGAGTCACCAGGTGATTGCGCTTGATAATGCCGTCACTGTTGGATAGCTCACCTACGGCGGCATCAAGGATTTGATGGCCGGTAGAAACATCTTTTCGCATTCCATAGATGTTTTCAATGGATTGCTGCATTCCTGCAAGGACTTCGGCGGGAGGGTTGTAGCCGTAAATCTCTTTATAACCCGACATAAACCGCGCTTGGGTTGCGAGAATGCTTGTGCCAAGCGGGTTGCCGCTGCCATCAGATCCAGCAGCATCAAACACGGTATTACCCACGTTTGATTTCAGTTTTGCCTGAAAATCTTTCGCCAAACTTCCATCATCATTAAAGGCGGGTGCAATTGCCGCCTCAAACTCCGCCGCTTTTGAGTGGATAAGACTCAGTTGTGCGTTAACTTTCTGCGTGCCTTCGGCCATCAGTCCCACCTTTCATGTTTTTTTTGAAAAAATTCGTTGTGTGCCGCAAGAATGCCGTCCACAAGTAACTTTTCCTATTACATTAAAATTTGAACAGCCTTAAAGGTTGATGTTGGGGTAAAATAGAAGTCCAGCAAATTAATGGAGTGGAAGCATGAGAATCAAGATATTGAGTGTGACCCCGATAGGGGACAGCAAGCATTCAAGCCCAGGGCTGTTTGAGGTGGAGGTAGAGGTTTATGTGGCATCTTGGCTTTGGATGAAAAAAATTAGCGAGGTATGGTTGGCGGAGCGCAGCATTGACGGATACTGCTTGTGGCTCCACGAAGGTGTGTTCGACAAAAGATACAGCCTATCCATGATTCAGCTTAAGTCAATTATAGAAGGAGCATGGAGCCTGCTAAAAAAAGGCGAAACCGTGTACGTTCGGCCAACACCCACCAATCTATGAAACAGAGTCGCCCTGAGACGTGATTGCATTGGCCTGAATTTCAGCGACGACACCAGCAGCAATGGCGGCGGCAAGCTTAACAACCTGACTGTGCGTATTTGTCGTGTTGTATCCAGCGGCCTGCAAGGCGGCAACTATTTTTGCCTCCATCGATATTGAACTCATGGCCATTTTATTTCCCCGCGATAACTGTTGTTGATATGTCGCTGTGGGGTAGGCCGGTTAAAGCGCATATGCACTCACCTGTCACCACCCCTGTTCCATTGTTGAGCTTAATCTGACTGCCATTAAACGTAACCACGCCGCTTGCTGTCATCGTGACGCTTGCCGCCGTTACATTTTTTGATCCCGTCACAGTTTCGGTTGAGTTGCCGCTTACCGTTTCGGATAGATTGCCGCCCACCGTTTTTGCATCGTTGCCGGTGACGTTTTCGGCTTGATCACCGGCCACTTTCAACCCTCTGTTTCCTTTGATCGTTTTTGTATCGTTGCCGCCCACCACTTTATCGTCGTTTGCGACTGTGTGAGCCGCCATAGACCCATCAGGACGAATCTCAATAAACGCGCCTGTTGCTCTATTCACGACACGCCAAGTACCACCCTCAAGGCTTTCTATCGTTGTCCCATGCTGCGTGTAAACCTTACCCTCATGCACTCCAACCGTCACCGCTGCTGGCAACTCGGGCGGCCTAGTGTGGGTTAGTTTATCCACACCACCAAACGACTCATGGGGAAAATTTGGCGTACCGTCCGGACAAAAGTGAACACTCCCTGTAATCATTGGCCTGCGCGTGTCGGGCCTGCCATGCGTTGAATATGGAAACTCCACCCACACCATATCCCCAGCATCACACGGGGTAAAATCCCCATCGTTGGCGCGAAAGCCAACAGGTAGGTGATAGGTAGCCCAAGGACAATCTTTGTCTGCCACACCATCGAACAAGCCAAGAATTTTAACCTGAACGCGCATCCAGTTTTTAGGGTCTGAAAGGCTGATCACTTCGGCCTCATACCGCGAGCGAGTCAATAGCTGGGATTGGGCATCAATCACTGATCACCTCCGATATTACCGCTTGGCACAAATACTTATGAGGGGAGTAATGATGGGCGCATGACGATATAAAACCCTTCTCTGGCAGGCTTTCATCTGTTGGCGATTCAATGTCAACTTTCCCCCAAACAAAATCGAGCGTATCACCGGCCTGCATCCCGCCGTTTCCCGTGGCGTTAAAGGTCAGGGTTGGAGCAATAAGCTTTGCCAGATTATCCAGAGAGACCTTCGACGGTAGGCCGGACAATGCAATAGGTGACGCTTTGTGAAACCGACTGCTTACCACGCCCTTCTCCATATCAAACCCCGTGTAATGCCGTTCAGCAGCCTCTTTAAATGCTTCACGGTTGCGGTCAACCTTATAGGATAAAACCTGATTCTCTTCCCGCGAGTCATTGAGGAAAAACTGGGTGAGTGTTGGTTTTGAAGAGACCATTTCATCAATCGACTTGAAAACAAACGTGCCGCGACGATAAAACGCCAACGCCCCACATTCTTTTGCCATTTGCCGAATCAGCTTAGACGGCCTCATGCCTGGCAGCAGATGATAATCATTAACCACTGGGAAACGCCCTATGTCAAAGTTATCAGCATCAACCAACCGGCGAATAATGGCCGATACGGGTTTCTGAACGAACAACTCCGCCTGTGTTGCATGGATTTTTAGCGCATTAACCACGGATGAAGTACAGGTAAACTCTATGTTTTCGTTGTTGTCCATCGGCATTGATTCAATCGTGAATTTCTCAACAATGTGCAGCGTGTCGCTGTGAAAAACATCGTGAATCGTAACCGTTATCTCATCTTTCTCCCTCACGCCCACAATGTCCCGTAGGTAGCTGAACCGATCATTAAACTGCATGATAATGATCGGCCCCGAAAGGTCTGTTTTTTCCGTGTAGGTGAAGTCGATGATGAAGGACAAGTCAAACACGCCATTGTCGTGTTCGATTTTTTGAACAAGGAGATTTTCTTGCATTATATGCGGTAATCCGTGCCAAGCTGAAACCCGATTGACTCACTTACCGACACTTGTTTTCCGTACAGAACCGGCGTTAGGACGCTGTAGTTGATGGATAGCGCGAATATTCTACCGCCATCCTCCATGCTCGACATTGGCGTAGATGAAAACACCGTTGGATCATCAACAATGCACTTAACATCCACCTCTTCACCTTGGATGTTGTAGGTGACACCAAATCGGTGTTGACCTTCTTTCTTGTTTGCCGTGTAGAAATAGATTGCCATTGCCATTGCGTCAAGCGTTCTTTTGTCGCTGGCAACAAGCATCACCTGATACTCCAACATCATCTTGCCCACTGATATTTGATAAGCCTGCAATTGATCTTGCGACCATGCAATATCGTTTAAAACCGGCGTTATGTGGGATGGATCAGCACTGTTAAACCCTGGCACACGAAAGTATGACGTTAAAGGGAGCTTGGCCTGATTGAAGGCATCAACCCCGTTAGGAGCCTTAACCATCTCTTTTCTCAGGTTTACCACCGCTCTGATTAGATCCCGTGGCGTGTCTTTTTCGCCTCGATATATCTGTTGTTCAGAGGGGCGCTGCAAGTATTTTGAGATAATGCCGGTCTGACCATCGGGATCAATGGCAGCGTAGCATTTGGCTAGGTGGCCACCAAAGGCAATATCAACGGCGTGTAATACGGATAAGTCAAACATGGGGTTATGGTACTAGATCGGCATCAACAAAAACAGATAAGCAATCACCTCTGTCTGACACCTCATTAAGCACCTCCACAGGTGTTCTGTTCTCTTCCTGCAAATCAAGCCCACAGCGGCGGTATATCTTGGCGACAAATTCAGCACACTGAAAGCCTCTCCCTTTGAGCTTTAGATTGATGCCTGCGAGAATTGCGTCAAGGTAACTGTAATCAACATCCATTCCCACCGCATCCATTGCAAAATCTTCGGCCTCTTGGCTCCATTTAACGCCTGATTTGACGAAATAAAATGACTCTGTTGGCTGAATTGGTCGCAGCCTGACACCATCACCGTTGATGGCCTCAAGGACAAATAATCGGCCATTTGCCACCCATGCCACTCCGATGTGGCTGTAGATGGATTTAGTCCACCCTCGAACAATCATCCCAACGAACGTGCTTGAACTCCACGCCAATAGATCACCTGTTTCAATCTCGTTTTTAGCCTGCTCAAATTTCATTGTGATTCACCTTTATAGGTTGCTTAGAAAGCTGGATGCTTCATTTTCTGCGTCTTGGTCAATAATTGGCGTGGTAACATCGTCTACCGCATCTTGCAAAACTGAGTGATCCATACTGAATGGCAGCAGGTAGTATTTAGCACCCGCAAGCCCCTCTTTTGCAATCGGCTGGACTCGATCAATAAAGTAAGTTTTGATCTTTTCCGTGTCGCCTATAACCTCTTTGATGTAGATAACGCTCTGCTCTGGAACATTCGGCTCCAAAATCAGCATGGCGATAGGATCATCTTGGAATCCGTCTGACATGCCGCCCATAGCTACCATCAGCTCCGTTTGGTAGCCTTCACTTGGTATCTCCAAGGCCATAGATGATATGGGGTGTGAGAAAGAGACCTCGTTTTCTCTTGCTTCAAGGCTTCCCACAACGTCGATCATTTCCGTGTTGTTCGCCGTGGTCGCGGCCTCTGGATCCGCTTTAAAAATGATAATGTCGAATGCAGCCGGTGAAAACTCAATGGTTTTCTGCATATCGGCATAGACCGCATCGGTCAATTTTGTGTTGTTGATTGGGGCGAACATTACCCATTTTCCTTAATCAAGCTTTCAATTTGAGATTTGGTTAACCCATACTCTTTGGCTATCCCACCGACAACATCGGCGCGTTTCACAGCACCCGCATTGACGGCCATCATTGCGTACTTAACAGCCGTTTTCGCCCTACTCTTCAATGCGCCTTCAAGTTTGTTGATCTTCGCCTCTTGGCGCTTAATTTGGGCATTCTTAGCTCTTGCTTCACGCTTTAACCGCTCTGATTTTTCGATCACACGGGGATCTTTCATTATTTTACGCATCCCTTTTTGAATGCGCTCAAGCTTTTGTGCTTCCTTGGAAAACTTGGCTTGGTCGATTTTTCGCGGCCTTGCCCTCTCCATTTCTGCCAGCTCTTTTTTACTGAACAATTTACCCTCTGCAAATCCATCCTTTTTACGCTGGCGCTCTAACTCACTGGCAATCCTTCTCTGGACTGTTGGTGATTTGATTGTCGCCATTGCTTTTAGAGTGTGTTTGCAGCAGCAGCCGGTAAGATTTGGGTTGCGGATCTTTGGAAAATCTTTCTCAAGCGGCCTTATTGCAAAATTGCCAACCGTTGCAATGTACCGATACCAGAATTGATGGCGGCCACAACCACAATCGAATGAAACATTGCCATTAATCAGGTTTCTTGTGGTCAAAACGGCATTAGACGGGGCGCTGATAGCTGTCTGCCACCCTTCCAACCTAATCTTTACTTGATGATGCGACTTATCACTCTGAGGGCTTGCGGTGACTTTAAAAGAACACTCACCCGTTTTTGTTATGCCATACAGCGTGGCAAGCCTAATATCTCGGTTTGATCTTTGAATATCAATAGGACGTGATGCGGCCACAAGTTGGGATATTGGCGCTCCCGATTTATCACCAAACTTTTTAGACGCTCTTTTGTTTGCGGCTTTAAATGCCTTTAGGTCTTCAATTGAGAATGGCAGGCCGTCTGAGTTTGCGCCCGCTAAAACCTGATTGCCAGGCGGTAATTTTCCAGCCTTGATCCCGCGCTCGATTTGTTGCGGACTTAGCGTGTTTACAGCATTTTTACGCTCACGATTGGCATCTTTGCGCGCTTGATTGAATAATTTATTAAGTTGTCTGCTGTTCATATTTTTTGATTATAAAAAACGGGAGAGGCGAACCCCTCCCATCAGCTTTAGGCTTTGTAGCCTGAAACATACACCTCTGAAATACCCATTGGTTTCCAGTTGGTGCCAAAGATGACTTTTGTGCCATCATCGCTCAAGCCGTACAGGTGCGGAGGTAAAACCACTTGTCCGTGAATGAAGCTATGAATGCGAGACAGAGGCTTATCAAGCAACCACTCGACATTATCTGTGCCATCAACAACCGTCATGCCGACCTGAACTTCAAAATCAGCAATTTTTGCTGATTCATCGTCGATGCGAACAACTTCAACATTCAATGCACTAATGGTGCTTTTTAAAGTGTTGATTTCAGAGTTTGCAGCATCAACGCCCTCTTGAGCGGTGGTTGCCAAGTTTGTTGCACCAGCAGCAGCAACACCAGCAGCAGAAGCAGCAGAGGTCGCATCAGAGGCTTCATTTGCAGCAGAGGTGGCAACACTTGAAGCAGCGGTAGCAGCAGTTACAGCACTGTCTGACTTGGTGTTTGCAGTAGCAGCAGCTTCGCCAGCAGCAACAGATGCGGCAGATGCAGTGTCAGCTTTGACGCTAGCAGCATCAGATGCGGTTTTTGCAGCAGCAGCTTCATCGGTAGCGGCAGCAGCAACAACGCCAGCAGCATCAGCGGCAGTAGAAGCAGAGCCAGCAGTATCAACAGCATCAGCAGCGGTAGACGCAATAGAAATGATGTTTCCTTCATTTGCGGTTACGCGCAATTTCAGAGCATCAATTTCAGATTGCAGGTCATTGATGTAAACCATCAAATCCGTGCGGAGTTGGTCGGTGTACGCTTTTGCGTCAGCAGTCAAAGCCAACAGAGCGTCGCCATTCACTTCAAGCAAAGACAGCAGGTTGTTGGATGTTGCCAGCAATTCAGCATCAGTAGCAATGCCGTTCGCACCACTCAACAGAGCGTCAAATTCACCAACGCGAACAAGCAAAGCCTGAATGGTAGGATCAAGCAGTTCATTGGTTACGGATTCTGGACGCAGAACGTCAACCGCACGGTTTAAGTAGTCATTGAAATCTAAAGAGTTCGCCATGATTTAATTTTCCTATAAATCATTAAAAGAAAGTTTCTTTTGCGAGAACTCGCACGAACAAACAAACAGACCTGTCAAGCATCCAAAGACACTAAGACATAATTAACTTTTTCTTTTCAAGCAGTTGCAGTGTTAAAGCATTGTGAATTCTTGATCCACTTTTGGCGTATTCACTGCGCCATTCGGAGGTGCTTTTTCCCAGTGTATCGGGAAAAGAAAACTCGCCTGTCACCGCATTAACATCAGGCTCTTGGCCAGAGATCATCTGAACGTAAGCCGCAAAATCGGCCTTTTTAATCTTCATTGCAACCCTTTTAATTTGTTTTAATTCAAAAATCTATACGGCCAAACCCATCGCGTAAACCTTGTCGTCTGGCACAATGTAGTCGGGCAAAGTAATCGTTTTGCTATCGTCGCTCACAATGTATTGATCCGGCGGTATTACCGTTTTGCCGTGAATCACCATCAATGGATTGAATCCACCGCTTTCAAACTCCCAAACCTGACCATCATCGTTAATGAGGTTTTCCTGATTAACAAAATCAAGGCTCTCGCTTACTGTTACCGTATCTGTCGTTGTGACAACTACAACGTCCGGACTCACCGCCGAAGCAGAAACAGCACACCCTTGGTCAGAGCCACTACAGCGGATTGATACAGAAACAGGGGCAAGTACAACAGGATTAACCGCGCCACTGATACTGGTAACAATTTGCCCACCTTCTACACCAAAATATTCAAGAATAACGTCCTCGTATTTCGCAATTTCGCTAATAATATCTTCATCTAAGCCGCCCTCCGGCTCATCAATGTAAATAAGGTTATCCCCAAAAGAGAGGGATATTTTGCCGCCATCATGATCAATGTCATCAAGCAGCTCATAAACATCATCCTTATCCTTGTCCTCACTCGAACTCACAGAACGAGAACCTCGTATTCAGATGGCAGTAAATCACTACCGGTAGCCGCCTCATCTTGCGTCACGCTTGCCGGTGCGCTTACGGCCTCCGTTGCCAGAACCACCTTTTCATCGAAGTCTATGCTGCGCTCAAGTGCCACATAATGCTTAATTCGATCCCTCACCCACCTTGTAGGAGGTAGCGATATTGGCCTGCCAACCTTTAGCGAACCTCGCATATCAAATACACCAGAGGCAATCACCACAATCATTTTGAGAGCTGGAGTACCGTAATACCTCAATGAGACCAATTCAGGACTCAATTCCTCGCCTATTGAAACCTCCCAGCTATCCCAATCAGGGCTTCCATTTTGTACTTCACGGTAAAACCGCGCCCTCACAAAATCATTGGTGATATTTTGCGGTGACAGTCGGTTAAACAGCATTCCTACCCCTTCCTGCTATGGCCTGCAACGATCTAACGTGCATGGGCGCATCTTCAAAGCCTGACAGTCCAAGCATTCGCGCAAAGTCTGACTCCGTTGGCGTGTGAAACACCTTTGCAGCCAATACCGACATAAGCATTACTCTATGCTGTCCAGTAAACGCAGCGGGATCAATATCGTATTTGTTGCGGCCTTTATCGTCAGCGGTGATATTCACCGTATTCTCGTTGAAAAAGACCCGCTCCAATCCTTTGCCGACGATAATGTTTCCCTGTCGAGCGCCACTAGCGTCACTCATTGCCACTAATCCGTAGTATTCATCCATTGCAATAGACTGATACGTTCGGCCTGTTGCTGAATCAATTGCGTCAAGGGTGAACTGAAACCCAAGATCACCGAATGACCCACTCCTATCCTCAATGTAAACCGATGCCCCACTGCTGGATCGGCTTTCCATCTCTTCCATCAATGGCGGCTTCCACCGCTCAAACACCCCCTTAATCGGGGTTATCTCATGGAAAATAAGCAGATCACCATCCCAAACAGCCAAAGACTTGAATCTTGTCTTGCCGATTAGCGATACACACATGATCTTTTTCATGCCGCTACTTTGCCACCAAGGGATGAAAAGGTCAGTTACATTTTTATTTGATAGGATTTGATGCTTGCAATCCGTAATCTGGCAGCTTATTTAGTCAATCCTCTGGACAATCAGTGAAAAAAATCGTATCAGCCTTTATTTTATGCCTTATCGCCCTGCCATCTTTGGCGGATCAACTACCAACAACTCCAACAGGGTTTTGGAATGCGAAAAAGATTGTCTATAAAATCTGGAAGGACAGCGGCGAAGGCACTGTCTATTGTGGTTGCGACTTCAACGCGAACTCAAGGCTGATTAGCAAGAAAGGTTGTGGGTACAAGCCAAAAATGTATCTCACAAGGCGCGGCACAATCAATCAACGCGCACGGCGAATTGAGGCTGAACACATTACCACCGCGCACTCGATGGGCATTAAGCGCGAATGGTCGAGCAAGTTCCTGTGCAAAAATCGCAGTGGACGATCATTCAGGGGCAGAAAATGCGGGTACAAATTAGACCCCTATTTTAAACGCGCCCACAACGACCTCTACAACCTCGCGCCAGCAATCGGTGAGCTAAACGCCGATAGAAGCAATAAGCCGTTTGGTGTTGCTGGTTTTGGTGCTGGACTCAAATTAAGCGCAACGACCTCAAAAAGAGGGGCTTACGGCTCTTGTGACTTTGAAACAACTCGATCAATTGCTGATCCCGGCGAATCAGTCAGGGGTGAACTTGCAAGAGCAGAGCTTTACATGATGGATACATGGGGTTCGGTTCTTGGGTTTTACTTCCCCAAAACATCGGACAGAAAGCAGATAAAGCACCGCTTAACATTGCTGGAATGGGACAGGAAAGACCCGCCAACAAAAGCAGAGTTTTACCGAAACACACAGATTGCCAAAATACAAGGCAAATCAAATCCCTACATCGACGCACATATTAAATAATTGGAGCTTACATCATGCTTGGTTACTCACAAACATTGCGACACGCACAACTCGATCAAATCCAGCCGCTTGTTGACGGCGGTGGTGCAGCAGGATCTATTGAAGTCTACAGCGGCACACAGCCACTTAACGGCGCTACTCCAGCAGTCGCAAATCTAGTTTTGTGCCAGTTCTCTCTGGCCTTCCCGTCTTTCGGTTCAGCCGTAAATGACGCGATTACAGCAGGCGCTATTGCCGATACATTAGGCACAGTGGACGCAAGCCCCACGGGTCAGACAGCAACATGGTTTCGCGTTACTGACAGCAACGGCGCGTTTATCCTTGATGGCACGGTCGGTCTTGTTGGGTCTGGAGCAGAAATGGAAATGCCCACCACATTAATCAGTGAAAACCTGACGGTAAGCGTTTCCAGCTACACACACACCTCTGGCAATCTTGGTCTTGTTTAATTAGGTGAACTTATGCTTGCTGGATACTCAAAATATGCGGTAATCACCGTTCCAGCAGGCTCTATTGCTGTAGATCAGACGGGTTTTGAATTACCTGTAAAGATCAATGCTGATTCAATATTGGCGGCAACCGCTCAACCGAGTGGTGCCGATATTGTTTTCACACTCCCCGATGACACGCTACTCCCATTTGAAATAGTTCGGTTCAATGAGGTTTCAGGCGACCTTTTGGCGTTTGTTCGCGTTCCGTTACTGTCCGCATCGACTGATACCCTTATCCATGCTTACATCGGCAATGCAACAGCAATCAGCCTGCAAAATCCCGGCGCTGTTTGGGCTGATAACACCGTCACTGCACATTGCGAACCAAGCCAAATAACCGGCAATCCCGACACCACCGTTAGAGATTCAAGTCCAGCAGGGGTTGACGGCATTGTAACTCTTGGGGGGCTTGCGCCTGCAAGGACTCAAACCCCAATGGGTACGGGTTACTTTCTCGACGGCTCCCAAGGTATCGGGTTTGGGGCAAACCGCTTTAATCCGTATTTATACACGGTCTCCTTGTGGTTTTCCGATCTTGCGGCTGGTAATGATGGCGGCGCAACGCTTGCCAATATTGGTGGTGTTGATGACACAGAGGATTGTCTTAGGGCTGAGTGGAAATTCCCCGATTGGTCTGTAAAGCACGATTGGGGTGCTAAAATTGCGGGTGTTCCAGGCACAACAGCCGGAACACACAAGGTAACGGTAAGTTTCGATGATGTGACCACAGACCTAATTCTCTACGCCAATGGCACAGAGGTTTCGAGGGTCAGTGGAGCCAATATACCGCCGGGCATTGTGGCGGGGTTTGCTAATTTCGGTCTCCGTTTTGGTGATACCGACTGGCCTGCTTGCGATATTGCCGGAATATCAATATCAAACTACGCCGTATCACCTGATCGTGAGGCGGCTTATTTTGCGGCACAGTCAAGCCCTGAAGCTTTTGCTGTTGTTGGTGTGTGGCAAGATGCAGTCATATCGGCCAACGCCGTTGTATTATCCAGATCACAGGATCAGGGTGCAATGGTCGGGATAGGCCAAAAATCCACCGCATCCACCGCAATATCCAGTGAATCCACCACGGTATCCGCTAAATCCACTGCTAAATCCACTGCATCCACAAAAGCAATACAGCAAAGCGGGATAGCCTCAACTGTTGCGGCTGTTGTGAGTGCTGGCATTGTGTCCACTGCACTGGTTGGGGATACCGCTAATCTGTCACTCGATCAATCTCTATCATGCGCGGTTAGCGGCCTCACTGTTGGCTCTGCATCGTTACCAGTGTCGCCGTCCGTAAGCTCCAGCATGAGGGCGTATCAATACGATGATTCAGTGAGCGGGTGGCTGCTCCCAGTTTCAATTTCAGCGTTTTTTAACGCCAACGAAAACAACACAGCCTCACTGTCAATTGATACCGGCGTTAGCATCGGAGTCGCGCAGGAAAGCCAACTGTCCAGCCTGTCGGGTGCAGCTCATGCCGGTTCATTTATTGGGATCAAGCAGGAAGATGGGTTATCCACACTGACTGCCACAGCAAGAAGCACGGCCAATCAGTCCAGTGCAAGCGGCGGCGATTCAGTAGCGGCGCTACTAAGCCCTTTTAGTTCAATATCAGCCAACCTGTCCAGCGGCGACAACAGCGGCAAAATATCCCTGTTCTCTGGCACGGTTATCAGCGCCAAACAGGATGGGGCAACAGCGACCATTGGCGGCAACTCAGCAGCGGCGGGGGCGATACTTCTTACTGAGTCGGGTGACAGGGCATTAATCAGCTCTCATTCATCCGCTATTGCCAATTCGGCTTTAACCGGCATCGACAACGCGACTCTATCCATCACCCCATCGGTGAGTTATCAGTTCAGCGTTTCAAGTGAAAGCCAAGCGGGGCTTATTCTGACAAGTGGTGCAGCAAGGGTGGTGGTGTCTCAGGGGTCAGATGCGGCAAATCTTGGCGGCTATGCTGCGACACTTGCAGCCATTTATTCAACCCAAGAAGATCAATCAAGCTCTGCCACAGCAACCCCCAAAGTGGTGGCCACTGTCGTTCAAATCGAAACAGCAGGCAATGCCGCGCTTCAACTCAAGCCATCGTTAGGCACGTCCCTATTGGCTGCCAGTGAGGGGCAAGCTTCCACTATTGCCAGTGGTCTAAACGTCAAACTGAACACAGCACAAGAGAGTGGTATCGGCTCTCTGTCTGCCAACACAATAAACGCCATCGGATTGTGGCCAATAAGTGAGGGCAACACCTCAAAGATTGCCGCAAATTCAGCAACCACAGCAGCAGCAAACATGGCAACCGGCGACGAACTTGTAAGCTTTTCTTACACGTTGATCACCCAATCAAGCCTAGCCATTCAGCAAGAAAGCCAAACGTCAAAATTGCTTTCCTCTGGAGCGGCCATTCTGTCGGTAACACAGGGCGCGTTTGGATCAAGTATTGCCAGTGGATCAGCAACAACGGCCATTTTTGCCGGTAAGCAGGGTGAGCAATCATCGACCATTAGCGCCATTTCAAGTGTGGTAACGCCAATAACTGGCACACAGGCAAACGCATCATTTGGGCAATTGACAGCCACAAACAGCGCAACCATACCGATGCAGCAGGAAGAGCAAAGCGCGGCTTATCTCGCAACACCAAGCGCGGCACTGACTGCAATCAGCAAGCAAGAGGCTCAATCCCTGTCAGCCGCACTTACCGGATATGCAAGACCGATCATTGCGCCAACAGAACAACCAAACACCACGGCGTTTACGGTCACTCAAAGCGTTATATCCCTGTTCTCAATTTCTGGCAATGGCGATAAAACACGCCTCAAGGTGAGCGCCGGTAACATCAACATTGTGGGCGGCCAACAGGATCAAGCCGCATCGGTTGCCGCTATTTCAGCGGTAACGTATTCACTCAATGGAATAGACAAGGGTGTGGCCACCGCAAACATGGCAAGCGGCTCTATCGCCTCTGTTTCAGGATTTAACGCAGATCAATCATCCCCTGCAAAATTAATCCCACTGGCAACCATCACCGGATCAGCACAAAGCGAAAACAACCGCGCTACAGTGTCGATAAACCTGCTGTCAGGCGCAACCCTAACAGGAGAGGCAAAGGATAACGCATGGATTACAGGGCAATCCATTGTGGTCTCGTCGGTGACAGGCAAAAGCGGCGACAATATAGCGGCCCTATCAGCACCATCGGTGGCAGGCATTGCCATCAACCAAGGAAGTGATTTAAGCGACCTAGAGGGTTATTCGTCCGCCATTGCGTCAATCGTAGCCCGACAAGGCGATAACCTTGCCACAGCCACCGTTAGCGCCTCGAACAAGGCTCTCGTGGTTGCATCCAAAGACGGCGACACAGCAACACTGAAAACCGCCATCAAAGCCATCACTGAAATACTGGCAAGTCAGGCCAATACCGCAAACATTGGCACAATTCTTACGCTATCACTCGATGTTTCAGCGCAAAGCCAAGACCAAGCAATGGAGCCGGTTAAACCGGTTGAGGCCACAATATCAATTAGTGGTGGCGAAGAATCGGCCTCAATTATCGCTTTTACCTCCACTGTTTGCGGCATTCACGCCAATCAACAGGGGCTTACCTCAACGGCCACAACTTACTGCTTGGGCGGCAAGAATGACGGCAAAAAGGCGCTAATCCGAAGCGCATCAAAAAGAAGCTTCATAAGGCTGGCAACAACTCGATCTTTCGGCATCACCCCAACACGCAGAGAATTCAAGGCAAAGGCAAGAAATATGATCACCTCAAAACACCAAGGTTCCGGTGAGTTTTTCAAGATTGAATGGAAGGATTGGCTCAAAAAACGGGCTGTATCCGGTAGTTCAATATCTCAATCAACATGGGAGGCTGAAACCGGCATTGATATGGGCGTGGAGTCGTTCAGCAGCGACACAACCAGTATCTTTCTTGCTGGTGGAACATCGGGCAAAACGTACACACTGAAAAACACCATTATTACCAGCAATGGCGAAACAGAATATGATTTTTTGAGAGTTAAAATAACGGCGTAAGCCATAACAACAAAGAAGGGCGTAGCATGGAAAATCTGTTTATCTTTTTGGGATTCGTCTCAATACTCATAGTGGGCGTTTTGATTTTTGCCTACAAGAAACACGGCAACCTCAAGACGTTTGTTAAAAACGGCGCTGTTTGGGGTGTTGTCTATGCGGTGCTGGCAATGGGAGGCATTGGCGGTTTGCTTCTCATTTTCTCCAAACCTGCAAACAGTGCAGAGATTGAGTATTTCAAATACAGTCAGGTGTTTTTAGGTATCGAGACCAATGCAGCAGGCAAGCAGTCGCCACAATGCGCGTTTGCAGAGGACAGTTTGACTTCAAATCTTGGCTTTACCCAACACCTAATCGGCGCTCCAAACGTGGATGTTTTAGGCACTTATCAGCATCACAGTTGCGTGGTGGGAAAAGATTCGAACACTTACGATATGTTTGGGGTCAAGGTGATTATGACAATCCCCTGGTAGTTTGATGTTGGTCGCCTTGCGCGGCCAATTATTGCAGGCATAAAAAAAGCCCCCATAAAGGAGGCTCTAACACTGGAGAGGAAAACGTGTTGCAGAGAAGGATAGCAGATTATTGATTCGTGTCAAGCGGTGATATTTCATCAAACCCCAATCGAACAACCGATGACACATCACGGGATTTGATTAATTTTTTCAGAACAGAGTTTGTCGCCTTCCATCGGCGTGACATTGTTTTTTTACGCTTCTTAATCAATCGCTTGATCCGGTCATTATCGCCCGATGTTACGGCAATCAAACAACAATCGGAGATCAACGCCGACAACCATACCGATTCATCATCAAAGCTCTCTTCCTGCTCAACGCCACGCACCGCTATTTCACTATTTGATCCGCTCACAATAACCACCTCTTGTGTATTTGAGAGGCCGATATTGCAGGAAAAAAACAATTAACGCAAGCGATTACTCAATCAAGCCCATTGCACGATATGATTCTTTGCCAGCTATGCCGTCAACCGTCAATCCATTGGCCTCTTGCCACAGTTTGAGCGCATCCTCGGTGACAGAATCAAACTTACCACTCTCTTTGACTCCAAAGAATGACTGAACTTTCAGTACCCACCCACCTTTTGAGCCTTTTTTTATCGTTGGAGGCAATGATCGGTTGCTGGTGTCCGCCATTCGAGTAGAGATAATCTCGACCATCGCAACCCGCTTACCCCACCCGCCACCAAAAGTAGCCCACGTTCTGAGCTTTTGAAGGAATGCAAGACGCGCACCCGTTACCGAACGACACAGACCAACAGCATCACAGCCTCTTAGAGTTGCAATCGTCTTGTCTCCGATATGGCCATCAGCAACAGCCCCAATAGACCACTGTAGCCATTTGGCGCTACGGCGTGACCCTGAGTTAACAGCGGCATCAAAGACGGCGTAATCAAGTCCAGATGGCAAATCATCACAGTGACACTTGTCCCAGTAACCCTTACGGTAAATCTTCTCTAATTGCTCGTCAGTGATATTGCGTAGATCACTCTTGGTTTTGTCTTTGCCAAAGTGCCGCCGAAAGGTGATTAATGTCACCCCCTTCATGGTTGCCCCGCCTGGATCTTTAGGGTGATTTGCCCATCCACCCTCGTGAACCAGAACGTGACTTAAGGATGATTTAAAATTACTTTTCATGTTGAACCCTTGTTTCGCGGTGGTTTAGTTGCTCTTCAATCTTTGCCAAAATGCGTTTTCGGCATCGGCGGCTAAACCAATCGAACGCAATGCAGTCAGCACCCCCCGTATAAGATGGGGTGCTATATATCATAAAATAGGTTGGCTCACCATCGCCACGATGATCGAGCATCACATTGTCGGCTATCTGCCAAAAAGTGTAATCGTCACAGCTTGCGTATAAATAATTTGACAGTTCCGCACCCTCAAGCCATCGCAAAAGCGCCCTTCTCGACCTAAAATCATGACTGAAAAAGAACCGATCAAACGCGAAGAAATAAGCCAAGCCAAAAGTGGAAAACATCAAAAATCAGCCAAAGACTGCATAAGCAAAGAGTATGATCTTGCTCTGGTGTTTTGGTAGTTTAAATTCGTTCATTTAGTAGTGTTCCTCGGTGTCATCGTTAGATGGGCAAGGGCAAGTGTTTAACGCTTCTTCCAACTCAGCACAGGTAGCCCTAATTTTAGCAAGCGCCTCTTCTCGATCAGCTTTCTCCTTAGCAAGCTCTACGCGCTCCTCTTCCCGTTGTGCGTCAGTCATAAAACCCCTCAGCGTGGTTTGAATGTCGTTGAACCACTGCTCGCCAGATTTAGGCGGGAAGATTGACAGGAACAGCCATTGAACACCAAAAGCCCCCAAAAGGATTGCAGGCATAACAAGAAAGCTTGATATAATTTCACTGGTACTTACGGTTTCAGCAACCATTAGTTCTTGCCATCCCTCGGTTTTGTTTATTGAATTTCAAGTAGTAAGCAGGGGGTTCTACAATATCTTTCATCATTTCAAGTGGGTCAACCCTATTATTGACGATTGTGTTGACTTCGATAGATCCCAGGCAGCCAACCAATTCCCAGCAAGTCACATCATGATCATCAGCCATGACCTGACTATCTATCCTCGTTAGAGGTAAAGCTGCGAGATCTAAACTAAGGCCAATGCACCCGTTATGGCTGGCGTGAACAACACGGTATGTACACCCCTCATGCTCTACATATAAGACTGGAACTTCATCCATATTATAGCTTATGTATGAGGCTTTCCGCCTAAAGAAGTCTAGCGCCTTGCCTATGTTTACGGTTGCTTCATCACCTGAACTAAGGCATTGGTCTATGTAATCGTCAACGTGCATTTTTTACTCTCCGGTGTGTTTCATATTAAGCATCGGGCAAGTTTCTCACACGAGCAGCAGCCTTTCTAACCCTCTTAGCCTCGGCCTTAGATTTGAGTTCAGCCACACACTCTGGCGACCGTAAAGACTTGGTTGTTGGTCGTGGAGCAGGTAGTCCCTGCATGTTGCCTAATGCAGAGGATATGGTCATCAGAGCTGAAATATCTTTATTCACTAGGATTCTCTCTTAGACCAGTAAGCGCAAGAAACGGTTGTTCTACATACTCTACGCTCGTTGAGCAGTCCATCTCCTGCATCACATACATAAACAGATTTAGATCGCTTAGACATAAACTGGCAAGTTCCACAAGTAGATGGCATTACATCATTGTTATCTGGGGGAAAAGCTTCTGGATAGTGTTTATCCCTCCAAATTTTCTGTATGCCTGTTATATACCCAATTGGCACAAGCGCAGGCACGTCACCGTCCAAGCACAGTTTCACGCCCTCAACAGTAGTCAGAGCTTCGGCAAGCGAATAAGAGCCATCAGGGTTCTTTTGCTGAGTAGTTACCTGAATAACCACACCTGTTGGTGTTTGCATGGCTTTGGTGATTTTCATCCAGCCCTCGGATTCAGAGGAAGCTTTAGACAGCAAAACGAATAAGTCGCCATCGCCGTACAGTTTTAGATCACTTGTGGCCGCTTTCGCCTGACTTACGTTTTCGTTACTCAGTGTTTTATCGCTCATTATTCATTGCCTCTCATTATCCGGTTGTTATTTTACCAATTAATCATCTACGGGCAACCAGTGTTTGCAGCCATCCGCATATTCACTAATATTTTTACCATAGCTCAAGCCATCCTCATTGCCGCACTCAATAACTGGAACAAATTGGCCAAAAATCTTTCTCCCGAACTGGCAAGCTCCACAAGTCAAGCCTGAATCACGAACCCGAACCAGCTCCGATTCAGGCTCAATATCAGCAGCAACCTTTGCCTTAAGCTCTCTTGATTTTTTCTCATCAAGAATTTCATTTAGAAGCATTGCCACCAAGGAATCGGATTGCCCCACCTTATCGCCAATGCGGTCTAATTGGAGGCAAATATCGTGGCCACTTTCCTTGACAGCTCTCTCGATACGCTGAAATCCATCGGCTATCAAAGCCGCCATGTCTTCATCTTTCACTCAATCCCCCTATTTTTCCTGCAAAACACTATCAAACACCTGTCGCCCCAAATCGGGGTGGACGCAATTTCTCAAAACTTGGGCTGGACAATGATTGCTATCGTAATAAAGATTGCCTTCATAGTGAATCCCAAGCCAATCTTTAAGCTCCCTGCTCCCTGCAACAGTGGTTTTACCGATAAACCCCTTGGGCTGTTTAACCTCGGTGGCGGCAATTGGCTTATTTGACCAAAACAAGTGCCTGCCAACGGCCTGCGCCTCAATCAGCGGCGTGTAATATGGCTTCACGTTCTCAACAACCCAATCGCCCTTAAAATTATGCTTTAGAAAAAGGATCTCTTCGTAAAGTCTTAAGTCGGGGTATCGGGGTTTTCTATTTTTCCCAGATCGGATCATACGGGAATGGCTCTGGCAGGGCGGACTACTCCAAATAAAATCAAACTCGGAGTGGTGCGCCAAAAGGTATGCGTGGGCATCACCTACAACAACCATATCCTTTGGGTTGTTGGCGGCGTAAACAGCCGCTATCTTTTCATCCCATTCAATCGCCGTCACCTCGACGCTCTGCCAGTGCTTGCGATTGCCACCCAAACCAGCGTAAAGGTTTAGAACACGAATCACCGAAACAGATCCTTTTCATCATTCAGAAACCCATTCAACGGGGCGGCCTCTCGACAAACCTCATTGAATCGCTCAATGGCGTTATCAACCGTATTAACCGCCATCGACCGTGAAGGCTTGCCGCCACCATCTTGCGTTATCCGGTAATAGACCTCACTGCCAACAAAATCAATCACAGCGGACAGCCTGACAAATACACCGTCGAAACACTCAACAAGCAACACTTTACGCATTACCGGATAGCCAACAATGTCGCCAACAACCTTATCCGTTAAGGGCATTTTTCTTGCTCCGGCTCCCAGCCAATAAAAACCAGCCTGATAATGCCATAGGCAAAAGCAAGGCCGACAAAGAATACAGGGTAAAACCGATCAAAGCTGGAAACGCTTAACAGGGTTTGATAAGAGACAATCGCATAAAGCGACAATAAGGTGATCATAATTATGTTTTTCATTCGGTCATTATATCACAGCGTAGGGCGCAATAAGGTTGGAGGATGGGGTAAAATTATCCCAATTAAACCAGCGCAGAACAAGCAATGACGAACAGTGAATTTATGCGAAAAGTGGAGAGGGTCAAGGCGACCAGAAAAGCGGTGATAGAATTTCACCTAGCCGATGGGGCGAGCAAGGATACCGCCACAAGCAAGGGTGAGGTAGCAGCATTCGCCGTGATAGCTGGAACAATGCCATCACAGGCGATAGTTGATAGTTGCCGCCAACCATAATGTAGCTTTATGCGAGCATAGCGCCGTCAACAACATACCTTCCGCCACTAATATTGTTGATTCTAATTGCTTTGGCAACGACCGCTGACTCAGTTAACCGACCATCAACAAGCCGATCAATCAACAACGCAAACTCCTTATTGTCGCCCATCTTTGTTGAATCAACCCCCGCTCTATGCAGGGCAGAAATAACGCGATCAAGGGCGTGGTAGCCGCTATCAACATTATCGTGAATCTCTTTTTGACTTCTCATACATCAAACTCCTTATCAGCGCCGCCAATAAGCCACTCCAGGCGGTCTTTGGCCATAGTGACGTGAACCATATCATCGACTTCTACAGCCTCTTCAAGCATTCCCACCACAACCGAAATGGAATAAATCAGGCTCTGGTGTTCTTTGATTGCTTTTTCGGCATAAACAGCGCCATCAAGCAATTCTTCCTGCAAGTGTCGCAGCCATTGCGGAATCGACAAATCATCACGATCAGCGGTAACACCGTACTTTTCAAGGCCAACAACAGACCGATCTATAACGCGCTTTGAAACCCTTTCTGCTATTGGGCATTTATCTTTTCTCATTCGACACCCCCAACAGTTGCCCAATCAACATGGCTGGGGGACAATTCTTCAATCATTCCTTGAATGGTTTCACTTGCCTCATTTTCAGACACAAACAGAATTTTACTGCTCGGCTTTATCGTCCCATCCTGGATATAGTGGTGAATCTTTCTCTCGCACTCCATAATAAGGAGAACACCTTTTATTAGGTGTGAAATATCGTAAAGCAGCCCATAAAACTCCTTTCGCATAATATCCCGTCCACAGATCGTTATCTTGTCGTATGTATTCCCATTACCACAGATGATAACAACGTCATGCGCCATCCCCTCACACAAATCAAAGAGGAATTCAGCGCCACGGGATGCAAGGGAGACCCTAAGCCAATCCAGTTCGTTATTACTCATTCGCCATCTTCCTTTAGTCTGGTTTTGATTCTCTCAGCCTCTACGAACCCTATCAAATCAAACAAAGTATCTTGCAGTCGGTCAAGATCAAGCCCTTTGCCTCCGTACCGGCGACCATTGCTGTTTTCAACCACCTCTTTTGCTCTCAGTGACAAATTGGCCTTAACACTCCGAACAACCTTTGGCTCCACATCCACACCAACAGCCTCCCAATCAACGCTGGCAGGCGATAGGTCATCAACCATGCCTTGAATAGTCTGATTTGCTGGATTCTCTGTCACAAACAGAATTTTGCTTTTGGGTTTTATCACTCCATCTTGAAGGTAATGATGAATATTTCTCTCAGTCTCGATTATTGGGCGAACACTGCCACCCATAAGCTCATCCAAGCGCACCCATATTTCTGTTGCATCCCTGTAGTCAAGCCCCAACCCACAAAGGATCACAACGTCATACGACTTGTCAACGCAAAGATCAAACAGAAACCCGACACGGCATCGTTCCAGAGAACCTTTGATCCAACTCCTATCAACTTTATCCATCATCGGTATCACCTGAGTAAGCACGCATACTTGGGAGAATAAGCGCGGCCAACCAAAAAGAAATAAACAATGGAGCATGCCGAAGCAAAATAGACTCGCCATGAACACCCAAAACATAAAACACAAACAAGTCCAGGAATAAAAACCCCGGCACCACAAGGATCAAATCAACCTTAAACCCGCCACGCCACTTTCTTTTTCGCATGATCACCACCACACCAAAATATAAACAACCGCCATAGAAAGGCCGACCATAGATGAAAAAATAAACCACAGAGTAAGTAAGAGAGTGGTTTCAGCTAACCCGAAACCACTCTGATCGACCATCTCAACCCCCGACGGCATACTAGACATGCGCTGCCAAGTAAGTAGATGACAGCTCAAGATATAGATCTTTAGTGAAGGCTGGAGAATCAGAATCAAACTCATTAACAATCATCATCAACACCTCGTTATCCTCTTTTTCAATTGGTCGCATGTTGTGAACATCCGTTGCATCGGCATCTGGAATAAGCCACGTTTTGCGGTACGTTCCCTCTTTGTACCCGTGGTCTTGACGGAACTTGTTGAGCACGTTTTTGGCAATGTAAAGGCGGTATAGATCATCTAGGGTCATGCCCATTGAGTGGCAGAGCTGAACAAAGGTCATGAGCAAGTCGGGTAGAGCAAACCGCTTGCAAGGTAAGCCTGCACGAGTTGTGAGATTCATGAGGGATTCTGCACAAGCAATCGCACCCCAAGCAAGATCCTTGTGTAAGCTCTCGATATGAACAAACATGCGCTGAACATAAGCTGGAACACCGCCGTCCAAGGCTGCGACATCATCACGCAACGCAAACGAAAAAACAAAGTGGGCAATATCAACCACTTCTAGCCGTGCCTGATCCAGATCAACAAGCTCTTGCTTCTTCCACCATTTCCAACCTAAATGGTCAATAAGTTCCGCGCACTCCATGTAGATTGCCCGACCCCAATTGATCTCTTCATTGGAGCGGGTTTTCCAATCCTTGCCGATTGTTTGGATGTTGGTCGCATCTTGCAGCGCCAACATTTCATTGATCTTTTCAATCATTCTCTTCTCCGGTTTTTGGTAATTCATAGCCAACAGGCAGCTGGCCATCGTCAAGCACCCACTCAATATGCAGGCCGCAACGACAGCATATTTTAAGGTTCATGCTCCTGAGCAATGTGAACCGATCATAGCCGCAATCACGGCATATTTTAGTGGTCTCTTTTTTCATCAGTAGTACGCTTGGCTCTTTATTGCGGTTATTGCGAGGTTTCTACGCTCTACGCTGCCAACAAACCCCCGCCTATCCCGCCACACCATAATCGACGATATGGCAACTACGGCTGACAAATTAATGGTTTTCTCAATGACTCCGATCACGCCGCACATCAACCATCCGCCCTTGCTTTTTCGTCTCTCATGTTTCGCAAAACAAAAACCGCCAACCCATAAACTACGCTGGCAACAATCCATCCATAGATAAGCAGCGTCACTACATTTGCCTGATAAACAATGGCTGGCAGCCGTATCTCAACCCCATTCTTAGCCCTATCTATGAGCATCAAAATCATACTGACAACAACTATCAACCCCGCACATACAACAACAAAAGTAAGCATGGCCAGATAGCTTGAAATCTCGAAACTCCACCACCTATCTAAAGCCACACCAACCACAATAAATGCCTGGGAAGATAGAACCACAGCTATCAATTTTTCACGCACCACCATCATTCTTTTGATCCTCCAATCCCTCAAAATAAGATAAAGCAAAATAAATCTGACGCAGCATAATCTCCGGCGTGTCATCCTGACCTTTGGTAAGCTGAATGCCAAACGACTCAGGCAAAGTTTTACTCAAAGCAGAAATTGCAAGGTCGCGTGTTTCAGTCAAAGCAGTTTCCAGTTGAAATTCGTCTTTAGCACTCATAAAAATTCCTCAAAGTTGATTGGCTAAACAGGATTAAAAGCGATTACTTTCAGTGTTGCCGATGAAAGATCTGTATCTGGATGCGAATCCAATACAAATTTTTCTGCCACCTTTGGTAATCGGTCAATATCGATGTCAACAGGTAGTATCGTGTAGACAAACCTGTTCTCCATACCTTCGACCACATCAACGCAGATAAAATAATCTTTGGTCACAGGAATCTCTCTCTTGAATTGGCATCCCATGCAGGACTCGAACCTGCTACCTACCGCTTAGGAGGCGGTCGCTCTATCCAAATGAGCTAATGGGACAAAAGTGGAGCCGTTAAGCCCCGTTCAAAACGCTACAGCAGCTCTTTAACGCCGCCAACGATGGAACCGTGGTCATCGCCGTACTTTTCAATCAAATCAGCTACAGCAGCCTTAAAACCGTCTTCCTCAACGCCATACATGAGGTATTCAGGCGTTGTCTTACATGCCTTTGCAATTCCCTCAATTTTTCGAGGGCGAACACTCTTGCCGTTTTCGATTTTTTGAATCACAGCTTGAGTTGTTCCAGCACACTCCGCCAACTGCTCTTGTGTCATTTTGCGGTCAGTCCGACATCTTCGCAAACGCTCGCCTAAATTATTCAGCATCACAATCTTCCTCTTCATTTTCATTGTCGCCATTACTGGCAGTAAAAACATCATCAATCACGTCATAAATCTCACCGATCACAGACGACATAATCGCAAAATCAGCAACCCAAGCTTGGGTCTTGGTTCCAGGCTCCAGAGCGTCAACCTGATCCTGAATCAGATCAAGATATTTGATCCCTTTCAGTTTCAGCTCACGATCAAGCTTAAACTCCACCTTGTCTCCGAAAATAAATCCAAGCTCTACAACCTCGCGCCCTTCCTCCTTAATCGCCGCCTGAACATCATCATTCATCGGGGAGCCGCCACGAAAAACAGCGGTAGAAGCAACTTTGGTAGGGGATGCTGTTTTGACGTAATCGGAGAAATCAAACGGTGGCTCTTCTTCTATCCGGCCATCAACCATATTAGTCATTAAGATTGACGCAAGGCTTGAATCAACACGCTTAATGGGCAAGGAGCCGCCAACAGTCTTACGCAACAGGCCGGTAAACATATCAACCTTGGCAGCAGAGGCGCTATCAACGATCAACAGGGAGCGACCATAGTCAATGTATCCGTCAACCTTAGAGTGGCGTGAAAAGGCTTTAGGGCGTAGATCGAACAACACCTCTTCCTTGGCAGCCGACTTTTCATCCTTTCTTGGCTTTCGGCCTAACTTCTCTTCGAGGGCTTCGAGCTTAATCGAAACCGCATCACGAACAGTGGCAGCAGGGATGATCTTATCCTCAATCATCATTGAGATGGCGTAACAACCAGACCCTTCAAACAGCAGATCATCGCCGCATGGAACAGCCCAACCATGACTGCTCTCTTGTTGTGGCTCGCATGGGGTGAATTTATTGGCAGAAAGCTCAACCCGCCCAGGTAGTTGGGCGACAACGTTACCCACCCCGTCAATCTTAAAAAACTCTGCATTCTTAAACAAAACACTTACTCCAGTGATTAACTATCAACGGAATTAATAGTATCAGATATAAAAGGAGCATTGTGGTTGAAACGGGAAAATATTTTCAATCGAACGCATCGGCTGCAACAGAGAGATAATCATTAAGGTCTCCACCATCCTCTTCCTCCCCAACCGGTATGTAATCAACAAGAAAGGCGAACGCATAGGTATCAACAATGTCAGGCGACTTAATGCCCTTCGCGGCCATGTCCGACTTCTTAGCAATCCTCCACCGTGATTTTTCATCGAATGAGTAGGGGATGCGGGTCAACTGCTCGATAACACGGGCATTATGCTCTACACCTCCATCGAACAGCTCCACCTGGCCACTTTCAAGGCCGTCACGCAGCGCACACAAGGCATAAGCACGTTGGTTGACGCAATCCTTTTGCTTGGCCTTTGAGTGATTGGGGAATCCCCACCTGATCCTGACGTGATTCATGCCGATCTCTTCGGCCTTTTGGACAGCGGCAAACCCCATGCCGTCCGCATCAATCGCATAGGTGATATTGGGGTATTCAGCGCCGATATGCTGGCACTCCATGATGAACTGATCTATACCGGTATTTTTAAACTCATGGATTTCAACAGAGGTCATTCGACGCTCGAGGCCAAACCCCGACACTTTCATAATATTCAGTATCGAACTATCACGCCCCTCCCCTGCCGCAACATCGACAAGACCAAGGAAGCCAAAACCATCATGCTCTATCTCGTTTTCCCAGCCCTTCAGCGCCACTTTTCGAGATATGAGGAAGCCTTCTACATTATCTGGACAAACACCCAACACGCGAATCTGGTATTGCGGGGAATCAACGCCGCCGTACTCAATCCGCTTCTCACGGATAAACCGATCTGTAACCAACGGTGACTCTTCGCTATTTAGGATAAGTCGAGTGTAAATACCGTCTGGATTTTCCGGCGTTTTTGCCAGCCTACCCTGTGAATCAGCGAACGGCCCCGATGGGCGGGTAAACTGACTGATCATCAATATTTTGTTGTTCTTCTGAGTGAGAGCGCCGCTGATAAAATCCATTGCCTTTTGGGACAGACCGGACGCTTCATCCACCACCACAAGGTAATTGACATTGTGATTACCGGCCAACGCTTCCTCATTGCCCTTTGCCGCCGTCTTACCAAATATATGCCACTCACCCTGAGCGCCTTTAGCGTAAAAAGACTTGCCGATCACGATAAAATATTGAGCAAGCCAAGGCGTAGTTTTTAGGATGCTACGCCAAACGTCCTTTATGTATTTGAATACAACATTTAAAACCTGATCAATGCTGTTTGCCGTCAACATCACCAGCGACATTGGATGACAAATAACAAAGTGCAGTGATATACCGGCGGTCTCGTGGCTCTTACCCGTACCATGACCAGATGAGACCGACACCCGCGCCCCGTCTACCTGAATAGCATCAGCTATATCAAACTGCTGGTGGGTCAACTCAAGGCCACAAACATCTTCAAGAAAAGCGGGTAGATCGTCCCTGTACCTTGTGGCAAATTCAAGGTATCGCGGATCTTTCAGAACAGGCGGAACGCGCTGGCCTTTTTTCTTCTTAGTTACCATCGCCATCAAGCAGCCTTTTTCTGGTTGCCATTTTTTCGCGCTCTTGATTGATCCTAATAGCGCGTTTGGCAGCATTCAGTGCCACTTGTTCGTCTGTGATCCCTTCCTGCAACCCATCGCCATCATCATCAAACAAGCCCTCATTGAAGCCCTGCTTAAGCTCCAAGGCAAGAGCGACCGGCAACTCAACACCAAACCCGCCCAAGATCCGCGCAGCATCCAGAGCATCAACCCCGCCATCATCGAGTCGAGTCATAACATTGCGGGTTATCTCTTCAGCCTCCTTGCCCGTTGTGCTGCCGCCATTACGCGCTTTGACCTGGAATGCCACCACTTTTATTAACTGCTCATAAGTGCGAACTAAGTGCGCGCTGTAAGGCTCTGCCTGCCGAACCGTTGTTTTTGACTTTTCCTCACCACATGAAGCCTCAGTAACGGACATCAGCGGCAAGCTTTTGGCCTTTGAATCCACATCATCTTCGTTAAAAATGCCGTCTTGTTTCGTTAAAAGGTCGTGAAGTCTGTTTATATCGGCTACCAACATCAAAGCCTCAACTTCTAAAAAGTCATCCGCCGGAGACCCCCTACTGATTGCCGCATTGACGTACTTTTCATCCATAAACTGCGCGGACGAAAGTATTTTTTCTCGCCTAAAATTCGCAGTTAGGTTGTCCATTCCCACCCTATCAAGAAGATCGGTATTATCTATGAGGTCGAGTGCTTTTTTAATCGTGATATACCGCCTGCCGGTATCGACGTTTTCGCCAATCGACAAAAGCCATTTCGGAGGGGATATACCACTCCTTGCATGGGCAATAGCAAACTCGGAAAGCCTGCACTCCCAGTGTTCACGATCACGCCTTTTCGATCTATCGCTCATATTGATCTACTTTTGACCATGAATAACAAGCCGTTGCCAAGCGGTGCGGCACAGCGTACTCCCCATCCAAATCGTGGTTAAAACAATACCAACACCAACACTTATTTCTCCAAGGGTGTGGTACACGGCATTCCAGCCCAAGAGGACAGCGAAAATATTAAGACCCTGACCCATCGGCACGAACAAAAACGCAAACCTAAGCACTCCATGAGCATATTGTAGCAATGACTGAAGAACCCATATTGACGCTGAAAAGGCCGCAATATTAGCGCATAGGGCGGCTATCCTGAGATATTCCATGTCAACCATTGCCAGTCACCCCCCCATCAATAAAGTCTGTTTTTCGTTTCAACTTTGATGTTCTGCGAGCCACCATAATCACAGAGACACAGGCCAGCCCAAGCCCTGTAATCACAGAGCCAAGGGATGGATCATCCCCAAACACCAGAGATATGACAGAAACCCCCTGACCCATCGGGATCAGGCAAAAAACAAATCTATGAAAAATTGAATCCCGTGGCATCCAAACCTGCATAACCAAAATACCACCAACGAGAGACATTAACGACACCAAAAAACCGGCACTAACAAGTGTAAGGGTCATTAGCCGCCACCACCGATTGATGATCGAATCTTTGCGATAGCTCCAAGAGGATTAAGCGAGAAGTTTTTGGCTAACAAAGAGAACCCTGATAGAATATTTAGCCCGAACACGCCTACAAGGAAGTTAATACCGATAATGGCAGAGTCTTTTTCGATAGAAAAGTAATGAACAACAAGCGGGGCTGTGTAAACAGCACACGCCAAACCTCCAAACACGGAAATAACGGCTGCAAATGCGCCAACGCGCCGTGTAAAATTGAGGGACACCATCGCCCCAAAAAATGACGCTATAACATGGGAGTATTTGATGCCCATAACCCCCGACACCGGATCACTCACAACTCTATCTCTTGGATAATTAACATGGAGAGATATTACCGCAAGCAGCAAGCTGGTTAACTTAAATTTTTATTTGTGATTATATAAGGATTAGCTGCTGATCAGCGCCACAAGAGTTTTCCACTTCGATGGATTTTTGGCGACCGGCACCAAGAATACTTAATTCAGCCATTGCTTTTTTTGCAACATTGTAGCGCCTGTCCGCATCGTCTGCCGCGCCAAGACCAGACTCGACAACAGAATCAATTGAATCTCTAAGCGACAATATGCGACCAAGAGAGCCTTTAGCAGCCGCTAAATTAGCAACATGGAAAGAGAGCGCTTTTTCGGCCTCCATCATTAACTCAAGAGCATTTTGGCAATCAGCGACCGAAAACAACTCTTCCATAGATAAAAACGAGGCTCTGCGCTTTCTAAGGTCGCCTATTTTAACCTTGACCTCACCGATTTTTCGATCACCCTTGTTTGCCAGCTTGCTTATGGCCTCCCTCTCACCACAAGCCTCCTCAAACATTATCTCATTTCGGTGGGTGCAAAACCTTATCACCCTTGCCCGAACTGTGTGGTAATCATCATCTGTATATTTTGATATGTCGGAAACCTTCGCTCCCAATAGTATTTTGACGCAATCGCCATCAAACTGATTATCTAGCGCCAAAATAACTCCTTCCAAAAATAATAAATTTAAATAGATAATTTCTTAATGGAAAAAGGCATCCTTGCCCATAAAGCAATCCTAACCAGCCATAGCAATAGGCTGACTCGCCTTCAATCGACCATAAAATGCTAAAAC